TTCTCCAACTTCCTTACCCATTACTTTTTTAGAATAGTTAGGCATTATCGACCCCTTCCAGCGGATTTACGCATCATTCCTTGGTTCTGAACTTTTGCTAAATTACGTCCAATTTTCTTCATAACCATTTGATCTTTACCACCCATCTTTGGCTTTGCCTTCATACCCAAGACTGTAGGACCTGAGTCACCTAAATTCTTACCTTCAGTCTTGCCTTTTTTAGCAATCCCATCTGCGCTTTTCTTAAACATTTTCAACTCCTTAAATTAAATAACTATTACCTTTAGCCAAATTTTCCGAGCCTGGCACAACTCGTAGATTACTAGGCACATGAAGCCCAGACACATATTTGCCTTGTAATGGAATTATATGGTCTACGTGCCAAGGAAAGTCAAACATTTTTGTTCTTAAAACAGCAAGCTCATATGCCTCTTCTACTATCCAAAAATCGTTATTGGTTAACCATTTAGGTGTTCTTTTTAAAACAGACGCCCTACGTTTTGCATCCATAGCTAACACTTTTTCAGGATTTTGTTGTTTCCACAACTTGTTTCTAGCAAGAATGATGTTTTTACTAGAACTATATTTATTTAAATCCGCTGTTTTAGCGTGTAATTTTGCTTTATCTGGGTTAACTTTTTTCCATTTTTCTTTACGGATATTGTCACATTTTTTGCAATGGCTTTGATAACCATCTTTACTATTCAAAGACTGTTTATAAAATTCACTGTACGACTTGCTAGTTTTGCATTTTGTACAAATTTTCATGTTATCTCTATCGTTACTGAACCTACTAAACAACTTGGGGCTAAATTATTAGGTGTTAGTCCATCGTCTCTAGCACCGCCAACAGGATTCCACGACCACTGAAATATTCTACTACCACCTTCTGGAAAACCAACACCCTGTAAGGTAGTGTCATTTGTTCCGTTAATCTGCAAACCGCTACTTCCAGATACTTGATAGCTTACATCAGGGCGTGGTTCCCGTACAGCTTGTGGATCATCCACTGGATACATCCCTAACTGCAACTGTGGCTGATCTGGCTCCCAACAACTTGGACATACTTTGATGTTTACTTGCTTAGTCTTAATCGTTAATTTTCTAAGCTCCTTTAGCTTATACCGCTGTCCACATCGGTCACATTCAGCAATCGCATACTTACCACTACTAAATTTATTAGGCATAGAACATGTTCCGAGGGACGAAACGAATTGCCGCTTTTTCTCTGTCTTCTGTGGAAGCTAAAAGCCACTGCTCTTCATATTCCTGTTTCAAAAACGGTAATCGCATTTGTCCATCAGGTAATTTCTGAGCCATATAAAAAGCAAGTCCAGCCACCATACAAGGTAGTAGTCTAAATGGGATATCAGGCTCTACCGTGCCGTTTGTGCCAGCGTCTTGGACTCTACGTAGTCTCCAATAGACAAAGGTATACGGACCACCGCCTGCGTCTGGTGTTAACCAGAGATTAACAGCGGGTAAGTTTTGAACTGTAATAACCGCAGCCGCAGTATGCGCCGCAGCAGTCGTGCCGTTTTGTCCACGATTTACATTAATTAGATTATTACCCGTTACATTTGAGTAACTCATGACTTCAGAGTCAATCTTAATAAAGCCTGTAGTCGATAAGTAACTAGCGTTAGAAACTGGGATAGTCGTAGCTGTCGAAGTAATCGTACTGGCTAGGGTTGCTGAGGACGTATTAGACTGCCCCGACTGGCGGTTAAACCACATCTGAATAGGACGTCCTTGAGCTAATTTATTGGGGATTGTTGCCCAAGTAGACTCTGAAATACGAGTGATATTAATATCAACTTGGTTACTTTGTACGCCGTTGTTTTGACGCACCACAGCATCTAGAATGTCAATAGTGTCTACGGGCATTGGGTATAAGCCTTGTCCTGTAGTTAACAGAATCTGACCTTGCTCTATTGTCCACAGGTTAATACCACGATTAGCCCATTCAATTGTTAAAAGGTTCAAAGACCTACGAGCAGTCCGCATGTCATAACCCGTACGCAATTCCGCACCAGCTCTCTCAAACGCCTCTTCAATGAGGTTATTAAGGTCTAAGTTAAAAGCTGTTGTGCCTGAAGTACTCATATCTTCCTATACGGTTTTACTTTTGCTTTTACTGTTTTTGGCTGGGGCACGAACTGTTTTCCTTGTGCTTTTCCCGCCCGCTTTGCTCGTGTTGTTGCTGCGTACTCGCTTGGGCTTAGGGCTTCGATTGCTTTTTTTGGCAGGTATCGCTCCCCCGTCTCGGACGACTTCTTCCCTGACTTGGTTGTCCATTTTTGGTCGCCCCAAGCTTTTAAAGAACGCTGAGATTTTGCTAAACCACTCATTTATAGCCACCACCAGACGCCTTATATTTTTTTGCTACTAGTTGAGCCTTGCGAGCTGACCACTGACCCGCACCAGTACCATGTGTTGCAGCGGCTTTAACTTGAGAAACAATCCGTTTACGCAAACCTGGTTTAGTGTAATTACCCGCAGCATTGACTTTACCACCCTCTTTATATTGGGTGAAGTCGGTATCATCCCTACGGGCTTTTTTCTTACCTTTAGGCATCTTAGAGGGGTTTATATCACCCATGCCACGACTTGGTCTCATGCTCTAGTCCTTCCTCTAATTGCTATGCCATCTGCTCGTTTAGAGGCGAAGGATACCTTACCGCCCGCTTTGTGATTCTTAGTAATATCACGGTTAGTTTTTGGTATGCCAGTGCTACCACTACCGCTAGGTAATCTACCCATATCCTGTAACCTCTCGGTATAAGTGCGTGGGCTTTCAGCTTTAGCTTTAGCTCTTTGCTCTTCTGCCATCTTATGTGCATCAGCCTTAGCTTTTTCGTTATCTTGTTTCACTTTTTCCGCCGCTTTGTCGTATTCGCTAGGACCAAACTTTTCCTTGGGAGGAGTGTATTTATCACTCTTACCATCGCCAACTTTTTTAGAAGGGTCAATAGGCTCTATTGGCATTTAGCAAGCCTTACCGCCTGATTTCATAGCGATCATCTTGCCTTTGGTCTTGCCTTTGATCTCAATGCCGCCGCCTTTAGCCATACCGTGCATACGCTTTTCGTGACCCTTAACGGCTTTAGTGGCTACCGTCTTCATCATTGGCTTGTCTTTAGCTACATCTGAGTGCGCCATTCCGCCTTTAGCCATTTTGCCTTTGCCATCAGCAGCAAACGCTGGTACTTTTTTACCATCTTTCATTACCATCGGCATACCACCTTTTTTCATAGGCATATCTTTATCAGCCATAGAAGATTTTCTTTTTGCCATCATAGCCATCATGCCTGGATTCATCTTTTTCATATCATTTACCTTTTCATTTTTAGTTAAAGTACCACCCGTTTTTTTACCTTTAAATCTTTCTAAACTAACATTTGGTAACTGCATCATTCCATGATTTGATTGGGGCCTATTAATTTTACCTTTAGCTGGATTAGTTGATCCACCAGTTCTAAATTTTTTACCTTTATCCGCTTCCATAAAATCTTCTCCAACAGATTTAGTAATGCCAACCTTTTTGGCAAACTTAGGGTTATTAGCCACAGCCGCCATGAAATTATGTTGCTTTTTTGAAGCACTTGGCATTACTTACCTTTTAATAAGTTGGTCAATTTTGTCTTCAAGTTTGTTAAACCTTGCGTCCATGTGTTCAACAATGCGGTCAACTTCTGCTTTAGTGACGTTATCACGTGCTACCTCCTCACGGGTTTTGTTTAATAAAATATCAATCCGTTTTAATTCGTTGAACTTTTCGTGCATGACGTATCCAATAAACGCTATAAATATTGTAAGTCCACCAGTCCAAAGTTCCAATATATTCATACCATTCGTCCTCTAGTCTTACCTTTAACTGCAATACCGTCAGCACGTTTAGAGGCAGAAGATACCTTACCGCCTGATTTGTAATTAAACTTTTTGGCTTTTATCATTTTGTCCAAAGGCATTGGATCGCCACCGCCACCGCCACCGCCACCACTTCTACCTTTTTTCTCGTATGGAGCTAAATTACGTCTATCAACATTTTCTTTTATCTGATAGTTTGAAACATCTTTTTCGTAATCTTTTGGTTTGCCCATATAAGGCAGTTCTGTTGTTTTTGTGTCACTCATACCATCTTCCCTTTAGTCTTGCCACGGACTTCGCACCCGCCACCACGAACTGCTCCGCCTTCTTTGCAGTTCCAAGCACGTAATGACTTGTTGATGCGTGAATCGGGGTCGTTAGCAGTTTTAGCAGATGTGAGCTTTTTCTTCATACCTGACATACGGGCACAGAACGATTTCTTTCTTGAACCGCCTTCTGGTTGTGGACGTTTGAGTCCAGGCTTACCAGGATTGGCTGCGTTATACGAAGCTCTGCCCTTGGCATTTAAGCCACCTTCAGGGTTTTTGCCCTCTTTGCGTTGCCACGCAGGAGTCTTAGCCATAGTAAATCTGCGCTGAATCTATGGCACTCATATACGCATAAATCCCATTAGCTGCTAATACACCCTCGCCAGGAATAAGCGGAGCGTTTTGGAACTCGTCCGTTGAGTGCGTTTCATAAGTCATTAACCAACGATTTACCCCGCTAACATATATAGCCGCAGTACTTGTAATTGTGCGTGAGTTAATGTCAGTTAATGTAAACGAATTTGCATCTACTCTAGTAATAGAATAATTGCCGTCCGTTGCGGATACGCCTGTATTTGCGTCAAAGTGAATACCGACTACATCACCTGTAGCTAGACCGTGCGCTGTTTTACTTACGGTTACGGTTGTACCACTTTGTGCATAAGTAACACTAGACGTAACAGGAGCAGAAGTCGTGTCAAATAACACTAAAGTTCCACCGCCACCAAAAAAAGAAACAGCCTTAACACGGTTGCGTCCAAGAACAAAGAAACCACTTTCGTTTAAGTGTCCTTGTTTTACATCATATTGCATACCCATAATTAATCCTCTTTATGTTCTGCTGGTGGGTCTTGTCGATCTAATTCGGTCAACAATACGTCCACCATTGCAATTGCTCCGTTAGCCTGTTGGATAAGATCTAAGTACTTTTGCCGTTGCTCAAGTGCCTGATTTCTCAAATCCAACAGGTACGCTTTATCTAACGCAGCCATTAGGCATTAAAGTTAGCAGCAGTAGCAGCAAGCAGGTAATAATCACTACCAGCAATTTTTACACGCAGTCCATGAGTAATCTCATTAACGTTGGTAATAGTACCAGTAGCGGCTAATTTAGCACCAGCAACAGTTACGCCAGCAAGGTTTAGCAAATAACCGTTGGTATCAACAGTTGCTGCGCCTGTACCATTAACAGAAGCGTAAATTAAAGAGGTATTTGTGCCAGTAGATGCTCCAGAAGCACAGTTAAGCTCAATTTCAACAGGAGCATAAGTACCTGAAGAAGTGCCTGCTGAAAGGCTTAATTCAGCCACAAAAGCTGAACCTAAACCTGTTGTGCGACCTGTAGCACCATAGGTAACTTGGGCTTTCAGGGCGTTAGAAAACGAACCCAAAGCTACGTTGGTATCCATCTCAAACAAAGTACGTCCACCCGTGCCGCCAACACCCGTCATTGTGACAGAAGTAGTACTAGCATTGAATGTAGCTGCACCTGTTGAGGTATTTGTAATATCAGTGATAAAGCCGTTGTCGGATGCCACTGGACCCGAAAAGGTAGTACGTGCCATAATAATTCTCCATACAGAGTTAAGCTTATTAGTCTTGTATGCGTCTGCTGGGGCAGTCTAATAAGCTGGTTTACCCAGATATTTAAATCTTACTACAAGTAAAACAAAAAAGGGGAGTTTTTGGCTCCCCTCTTCTTTATGCGCCTGGCGAACCAAACATTCCTAGTGGATCCGAGAATCCAAAAGAATAACGCTCACGAGACTTGTAACGGACGTTACCAGTATCGAAGTCTCCGTCCATGCTGTTTGCTAATGGGGAACGAACAAAATGCTTCATGCCATTAGGAACATCAGTACAGATAAAGTAAGCATTGGTGTCGGTCAGATAGTTATTAACTGTATAACCTTCTGGGATCGAACCGTTGTTTACGATAGCGTTAATGTCGTTGTCAGCAGTACCAACACGCAACTGGGTCTCTAAGAGACGGGTAGCTACGAACTGGAGTGCAGGTGGAACAATTAACTTCTTAGGTTTAGCAGCGATTAACAAGCCACGCTCGTCTGTCCAAGCAGCGATCTGAATAACTGCGGCTTCCAAAGAAGTCTCATTCAAATCAGCAGGGGTAGATTGAGTATTGCTGTTTACACCACCAGAAACCAGTGGGTGTGAGGTGCTAAATAAAGCCACACCGTCACCACCAGCAAAAGTTCCAGCAGTGAAACCGTTGTTTAGAACGGAAGCTGCTTTAGTTTGCTTGGTGTATGCCATAGCACGAGCCAAAGCCTTGGTATAACGAGCTGATAGGCTGTCATACAAGTTGTCCTCGATTGCCTCTTCCGTTAGGGAGAAGCCAAGGGCAATGGTTTCGTGGTTATAGCGAGCTGTGAAAGCCTCTTGTGCATTGTCATAAGCGATGGCAGAACCTTCGTTTTTGACTGGTGCAGCGGAGAAGCCTGACAGTTTTGTTTCTTCTTCAAACGAACGCTCAGAGGTCTCAGTATCGTAGATCTCTTTGTGTTGTTCACCATATGTTGCGTACTCAAGACCAAACAATGCGTTCAGACCTGGGAGCAACTCTTTCAGTAGTTGTGCACGTGAAATAGCCATTTTCTAAGCTCCTTATACGCCAGTTGGGTTTGTGTACTGATGAGTGTTAATGTTTATCTTAACGATAAACTCAACAAACGTGTCAGCGCCAGTTGCAGTTTCTCTTACCACATCAATAATGCGGATAGGTAAACTGCTGGTAGTATTTTGCGTACCTTCATCAATCGCTACAGCGGAGTTACCAGTAATGGTAGATCCAGCGTTTTGAATCAGAGCAATGTTATTACCAATAGCAGAAATGCCCATTCCAGCCACGACTGTGGTTGCAGAACAAGAAACTACTTTGAACAATGTGTCAGGATCGTCAGCAACGACTGCAAAAATCTTTGTACCCGCTTTAATAGGGGTGCTTGCAGGGTAATACTGTTGTTGTTGAACTTGACCAGTTGAGGCATTGGTAAACTGAACACCTAAAAATACACCACAAGGTGTAGCTGTAGTTGTGCCAGCATCTTTCTCAACAGTTCCATCGGAAACACGTTTTACTAAATCGCCATAAAAAATACTTGTCCCATAACCTACGTTATTAGACGAAGCAATTTCCATTAAACGAGTTGACCCCGCAAAGACCTGACCACCAATCAAATTGACTGGTTTTAGTCCATACGGAGCGTCTACGGTTGGATAAGCCATAATAAACTCCTAAATTAAAATTAACCTTTACCAAAGGTCACCGTAGATTTGCTCTCTTTAAAGAGCGGTGCTCTAGGATCACTTTGGCGCATAAGAGTATTGTCTACAGCCTCCATTTGATTTTCGGCTTGCTTTTGATAAAAGGCATTCCGTTGATCAACAAGTTCTTTTGGAGTTTTGCAGAGCAATAACCCGCTAATCTCAATATTGTCGTTAAAACGACTATTGGGATCAACTAGCAGTTTCATTTGTGGTTGTTCCTCAATTCTTACAGGATCCCATCCTTCTCTGAATTTGGCAGAGATGTTGCGGGGGTCTGCTGTTCCGAGAGTAGATACTCTTATCCACCGATATTTAAAACCTTCTTGTTTATCGGGTTCTGGCAACAATTCAGGCGGTTTCCACTGCTGGGGGCGCATTTCTTGTTGTCTAGTTTCTACTTCACGAGGTTTTCTGTTTTCAGCCATTTTGGGACTCCAGTTTTGTTAATTCACGAGCATATTGCTCTGGGGTTAGATTAAATTTCTTTGCCAGTGCTACTTGCGTTGGCGTAAGTCTGACTTTTTTTGGAGAGGTAGACCTAGTCGCTGGCGCAACTACTGTGCTCGGTTTTTTCACAGAGTATTTGGTCCCTGTCTCTGGAGAGTCTTTGGTCTCTCCTGCCCCAAATTTCTCTGGGAATCTCTGACGCATTTCTGTGTCAATGACCTTGAAATAGTGGTCAGATCCTATCGGAACTCCTTCTCTTTCCAAGCGTCTATGAATACCCATTGCTAGGTAACTCATATCATCATCTACCCCATACCAGCTGTTTTTGTCCAGCCACGATTGGGTTTTTGAGTCCAAACGTTGAGGTTGTGACATTTGTACATCATTATTTTCATTTTGTAAAGTATCTTGTGAATACTCAGGTTGATATCGTTCTATCTGTTGAGAGTCCATTTGTACTTTAGTGAGCTTTTCCTGAGCTTCTACAAGACGGTCTGAATCGCCAGAATCATAGGCGTTCTTGTATTCGGCTTTGGCTTTTTCTAGTTCATGGGCAATGTTTTCCTTGTATTTAGAGTGCAAGCTCTGCTCACCAGCGCTTAATTTGGTCTTTAGCTTTTGATTTTCCGCAAGCAATTGCTGTGCTACACGGGATGCTTCGTCTGCCTCCTTTTGGGCTGTTTCCTTTGCTCTGCGCTCATCGTTATAGACTTTTTTAGCCTGTAACAATCGTTGCTTTGCTTCTCCTGTGTAGGCTTCAAGGTCATCATTATCAAGTTCTTCAACAATATCCTTGGGCATTGGTGCTAAATTACGATCTTCCTCAGGTGTATCGTCTTCAATAACAATTTCTAGTTGTTCGGGTTCTCCCTTTTCATCGGGATATTTAAATGCTTCCAATTCTAATTCAGGCATGATTTTCTCCTTAAAGTCTGGTTATGCCACGGGGATCTTCGACTATTCCTTCTACAGAATCATCGTTAATAATCCTAAACTCACGCCCGTGGATCTTTAATCGGGTGCCAGAGTTTGGTCTGGCTAAGATAAAGTCACCAACTTTGCACCAAGGCCCAGTAGGGAAACGGCTTGCATCCTTGTAACAATCAGGACCCATTTTGACAACAAAAAACACCGTGGATAAGACCTCTTCGTAGTGCATCGTGGTATCCGCTTTGAGGATTCCGCTCTCGTAAGTGTCATCAACCTCAGGAATAGCGCACAAAATGCGATAGCCAGAGGGTTCGGGTAGTTGTTTTGCTTTTTCATCTGCTGTTTGAGGCAGAGTTGTTACTGCGGATACGTCATCGGGATTTGAGCCGATTAGTATTTCAGTCATTCGATTTCTCCATTCGTTGATTGAGGTCTGTAATGGTTAGACATGCGGACTCAAGACCTCGTATTTGTCCACAAGCGTACTTATACTCTTCATAATTAGCACAATTTCCCGCAGAAATAGCTGTTTGGAGCATATTTATACGGTCACGGTACTCATTTAAGAGGTAATCTAAATGCTTATCCACTATCGTCTTCCTGTTTGAGAATTAGTTAGTTGTTGCATCTTGGAAAGTTCTTGCATTCTCTTGATTTCGACTTCCATAGCGTCTTTTTCTGTTTTTGCCAGAAGCTGAGCGCCAGCAATACGTTCTTGAGAGGCAATTCTTTCTCTTTCTACTTCCAAGCGTGCAGCGGCTTCTGCTGCATCGGCTTGGTCTTTCAGTGCTTTGCGTTGTTCCTCGGCCTGTTTGAGTTCGAGTTCCTTCGCTTGCATTTGAATTACTGGGTCTTGCGCAGCTTGCTGAGCTTGTTGCGCCGCAATTTCGGTTTGATTGCGTTGTAATAAGGCGTTGGATGCCTGTACCGCCATTTGTGAGATCTGAACTTCCATATCCTGTGGGATTGATTCGTCCTCTTCGCCCGTAGGAAGTGGCACTCCCATTATTTCTTGCATTTGTTTCTTATATTCAAAGGCTAAATGCTGTTGAATATGTGCCATTGCAGCCGAAGCCATTGCCTGAGCCTGTGGGTTTTGCCCTATCAAAGCGGCAATCTTTGGGTCTTTCATGGCATTCATGTGAATCGTGATGTGCGCTTGATGGTCCTGATACATAAACGCCTTGACAGGCTTCATATTCATGATGTTCATGTTCTCAGTAATAGGGTCTTCAGGCATATGGTCGTCTTCAATCTTGACGAGTTTTTTAGCGTTCTTAATCCCTAAGACTTCTAACATCTGGCGATGCAGATGTCCTAAGTCATAAAGCTGAGGAGCCTGCTGAGCTAACTGAAGAACCGCTTGATACTGAACGACCTTCTGGCTCATCGTTGCGGCATTAGGATCAGAGACGGGAATAACGTCACAGTTATCGTAGTCCGACTGCTTGGCAAAGCGGTTTCCTACATCTGGTTGATATTCGTATTCATCAGGGGTGTAGTCACGGATGATGTTTTTTAAGAGTTTTAGCTCTTGTTTCATCGAGTAATGAACACGAGCTTGAACCGCAGACATGACCTTTAAGGTTCGCTCTAGAATAGCCAGAGTCGTACCCACTGGGGTGTTTGCTGACATATCAGCAATCTTCATATCCGAAGCAGATGCAAAACGTCTACCTTCTTCTACAATGTTTTGCATTAAGGTATATAAGACTTGACTAGGTTCTTTGTAAGGCAGAGGTAGGATATTGTCTTTTAGCGCACCAGAAGGAACGTCAACGTCCCTAAACTCTCCTGGGGCAATTGGGGTGTCATCTCCTTTGACTCGCATACCACGAGTTTTAAAGCCACCTGGCAAGTTGGCTAGTGTGCCAGCATCCACGAGCTGCCGAATAAGACTAGTACTAGACTTAGCAAAAGCACCGACAAGGTGAATAAGGCCAAAACAATAAAAGCCAAAGCCTGGAACGTATCCATAATGGACGAAATGCTGACGTTTTTGTTTAGTTTCATCTTCGGGCCTCCAGTTTCTGCGGATTGCTAAGACGTTTTGGGTTCCCTTTTCAATGGTAACAATGTAAGGCAGGGCAATCCCTGTAGCTTCTCCGTCTTTTTTATCTTCAAAACCTTCAATATCTAAATTAACTTGAATCTCAAGAATCTTGAAACGATCATCGGATGTGGCTCGTAGCCCCATCTTTTCGGCAATCTTTTTTTCTACTTCATCAAAAGTAGTACTTGGTGTGCCTAGGTCTACATCTTTATAAAATCCTGCGACTTGAAGTTTGCGTAGTTCGTTTTCGGTCTTACGCATGACGTGGGTCACACGCTCTGCGCTTTGTAAGTCGGAAGCGCCATAGGGAACAATTAAGTCTTCAGCTGGTACGAATAAAGAAACCTGCCGATCTAAGGATGGGTCGAAATAGACTTTCTTAAAGGCATTGCCTGAGAGTCCTAGTCCCCAGCACATTCTCTCGTGCTCAGGTCTAAACTCAGGCATTTCTTCAGTGATCTGGTAGTTCATGTCTTTTTGAACCCGATCCGCAGCGGCCAACTTTTCAGGGGTTTCTTTGCCAACAATAACGGTCTTTACAGGACCCGCAGGAGGTAAGGTCTCCATTACGGTTTCTGCTTGGAACTTAACGAGTGCTTCGGAAAGGAGGGGATGGTAGACTCCACAAGCTCCTTCCCACGGTTCGGAGCGCTCTTCAATTTTCATTCCTAGAAGCTCGATGCCGTCTGTATAAGTCTGCATCCACTCTTTACGAGCGCCAATGTCCGATTCAATGTCTCCTAAGAGATCGCCTGCAATTTGGGTTAGCTGGCTGTCACTTAAGTACTCAGCCAAATTAGCGTCAAAGTCTTCTGCGCTTTCCTCTTCTGGCTCAATCTTAATCTCTAAACCATCGAGTCCAATCGTGACAGACTCTGGGTCTTCGATCTCAATCTCGATAGGCTCAACATTTGCAGCCTCTAAGCCTTTAGGGAGTTCATACAGTGATTTTTCGATTGCCATAATAATCCTTAATAGTAACTAACTTTCCTAGACCTTAAAAATTGAGTGTCCTCTTCGTCTGTGTCTAGTTTAATAAACCCGCCTTTACGAAAACGGATTAACGCTTGTGTGGTTGAGTCTACCAAGTCATCGTGGTCTGAATTGGGAAATGCTGCCATTTCTTCAATGACTTCTTCTGCCCAGCGTTTTCTTGGTGCCCATATTTTTCCTGATGCAAATAAATCTGATACCGAGTTTACACGGGTAATCTTATCGTTTCCACGTACTGGTGTAAATTCTTGCACGGGTATTCCCATCCTTCTAAGTTCGAAAACTAACGGAGCTCCCGAAGCCTTAGCCTCTACTATAAACGCATCGGGCTCCCATTCCTTATACATTTCTAACGCTCGTGTCTTTAATTCAGGAAATTCTAGCCGTTCTTTGAGGGCGTCTAACAAAATTACATGCGGGTCATTTTCATTCTCATTCATATAAAAGACTCCCCAAGTCGTGCAGGCGGAGTAGTCTGACCGTTCATTCTTTGTAAAGGCGGTATCCCAAGACTGAATAATAAAAGCACAGGCGGGAGGATTCTCTTTATCCCAGACCTTCCACCATTCTCGTTTTACTAGGGCACCTTCTTCAGCCGAGGGATCTTGTTGGTATTGGGCTGACCATTTAGAAATAGGAAGTTCATTTTTTAGTTTTTCTAATTCCTCTAAAGACCAAAACTCAGGCCATAGGGATAGACCATTGGGCTTAATGGCTGGGAGACTGATCCTTTCCCATTCGTCTCCGTCTCGCTCAACCATAGACTGAAGGACTCTGCCCGTCAAATCTCGTTTACCCCAGCGGGTCATTACGATGACGATAGAGCCTCCAGGCTGAAGACGTTGTCTTGGTCCAGAGGAATACCATTCAAAGATCTTGTCATACACCGAAGGGTCGGAGGCTGCTAATGCGGCTTCTTGCTCCGAGTGGGGGTCATCAATGATCAAAAGATCAGCTCCTTTACCCGTTACCGTACCGCCTACCCCAATCGCAAAATAGTCTCCGTTGGCATTCGTTGCCCAGCGACCTGCTGCTTTCGAGTCTGTACGCAAAGAGACATTCGGAAAGATCTTGGCGTAGGTTTCTCCGTCTACTAAGTTCCTGACCTTACGTCCAAAGCCCACAGCTAATTCTGCGGTATTTGAGCACTGAATCACTTTCTTATGCGGGTACTTGCCTAAAAACCATGCAGGGAGAAGGTATGACGCAAACTCAGATTTAGTATGACGAGGAGGCATATTAATAATAAGACGTCTAACTTTACCATCGGCAATCTCCTCAAATTTTTTAGCCATCAAAGCATGGTGTCTACCCAAGATAAACCCAGGCCACATCTGTTTTACAAACGACATAAACGACTTCTGTGCTGCCTTACGGACAACCGAGTTCTTGTAGTCCTCTGCCATGGTAAAGAGATTTTCTCGATCCCCTTCTGGCAGACCTTCTAAGAACTTTTCTAAATTACTCAATGTACCGAACCTTTATATAGGAGGGGCGAATACTTCTCATTTTTCCCTTAATTCCTTTACAGATCCCAAGGTCTACTAAACGCCACATCTTACGACTGACATTACCCCGACCTTTTTCCCCTGTGATGTACATGACATCATCGATACTCGGAGCGAATCCGAACTTCTTCCAAAATTCATCAATGACCAAGAAGATCTCTTTTTGTGCTGGCGTCAAGGTTTTCTCCTTTCTTCTACCCATGTTTAATACGTTCAATGACATCCTTCGTTCGTGCCATTGCTTCCTCTTCTAATATCCTAGTCTTTAAATAACTCATCATCCTTAAGAGCCGACCTTTATCCTTATGTAGTAACTCCTCTAAATAATCTAAGACGAGCTGCTCTTTCTCTATTGCTGTAATCTGCCGTGCGTTCATGTGTGTGAGCCCTTACTCTTAATCAATACCGCATGCTGTTTTAATAAATACTCTAGATACTTCTTATCTTTGGTACTCATTCTTGCTAACCGATCTGCCAATACATCCATATCTACCTCGACCATGGGACCCAAATTATGAAGGGGGGGTGTTTCACGTGGAACTATTTTCTGATTGTCTGCTATTTTCATAAGGGGGTGGGGGGGTTATATATATTAGGGTTTACCCTGTCTCACTATAACAGCTGTTATGGTGACGCAGGGTTTTCCCTAGGTATGGAATCTGGAGGGGATTGAGTGAGTGGAATACTATGCAAGTTGACTTTGGTCGGCAATGCCAAAATTTGGGGGTCGTGGGGTGGTGGGCTCTCGATTTCTGCCGTTTGCGACTGGTCTGCCCCCTCTTTTAAGGATGTCTCTACATCAACATCATCTAGTTCTGCATCATCTCCCGCCACATCATCATCCATCTTGTCATTCCCTATGAGTTCTGCCAGTAGATCGTCTGCGGATCGTGCCTCGACATCAATCGCCTGACTGTTCTCAATTGCCAGTCGGATACTGGCCATGAGTTTCTCCCGCATCTCGCTGGGATCGCTGACCTTGATAACTTCCCGCCTCTCGGTAAAGAGAGCCACTTCGGTAATCTTGCCTAATAACTCCAGTGCCTTGAGTTGCTGAGCAGGTGGACACTCAGGATCGAGAGCCTTTTCTGTGATCTTATGGATTGCCAACGCCCTTAAGTGTGCGGGCGTTTGGTATTTCTGTGCCTCTAAAGCCACCTTAAACGCCTCTACTTGCATGGCGATAGTTGGGTTCTTTGCCAGTTTCTGCCCCTCATTGCTCTGTGTCTTGGGTTTGCCCTTGCTTTTATGCGACTTCCTATACGCACTTGCCTTGCTCTCTCCCAGTGCCATTTGCTTGGCAAACTCTACTTGTTTGTGGGTTAGCCTCTTTTCTTTCGAGTTGCTCACTCCCAGTAATAGGGTCTCCAGTGGCATAGCCTGTAAGCCTTGCTCTATCTCTTTCCTAGTCAAGCGTTTCATAGGTATCTCGTAAGAATTTCCATAGTCCTGATTCTAGGGCATTCAGGATGATTCTGCTACTGGTATCTCTTATCTCCTTATATGTCTCTCCTCTACTGGAGTTGTCCTTGGACTGTTGTGCTTCGCACCTTTGCCCGCTTTTAGGTCTCTACAAGCCCTTGCTTTATGTTTTTACGCACCTTGCACCACAAGTAAACCTTTCTACACCGCCTAAACTGACCGCAAACCCTTATCCAGTAAGCCCCTAAATTTATTTTCAAAAAGGTATTGCAAAGGTGTTTATTTTCCCTCAGAATTGTCGGTAGGTGATCAAACACCGATTCGACTAACTGCTAGGAGATATACAAATGGAAAGAATTGAAACAATGGCTGACACCATAGCCTTATGGAATGAGCAAATGAGAATAGATGCGATACGCAGATACTCGATACAACAAGGATGGTCTGTTATTGATTTGTTCAATGATGGCGATCTGTTGGAGTTGCTTTCAGAATTTAAGATGGATTATGTAAAGGTTCTCAAACGCATACAAGGCATGCAAGTTGTTGAGGATACTATCCAGTCGGACTGCTGAGTGATACCTACAAGCCCATGCACTGCGTGGGTTTGTGGATTATCAATTTCGATAGTCATAACTGCTAGGAGAATTAAATGGAATCGACTGCCACTTTAGACTTATCCCAGTTCACTGGGACTGAGAATTACTATCGCACTAATCACCTTTTTGCTAAGGACATGGTTCACACTGATGGCGTTCAATACTTCGCTGACACTGCTGGTTGCTACTGGTTCTTGGACATTATCGCTACTGAAGTATTCCCACTGCTCAAGAAAGAGCCATTCATGGCAATCAATCTGCTTGTAGAGGATGGCAAAGCCAAGATCGCAGTTGAGGATGGTGATCTCAAAACACTGCTTGCAAAGCAGATTGACTACACTAACTGCCCTGATGGTCTGTATGAGTTTTTCCTGACCAACAATGTGCTGATGCTGACTTCGGAGTATTGATTATGACTCACTACTTTATCGGCAAAGAAACCTTTAACTGCCCTTTGATTATGGAAGGCAGTTGGGGCGAAAAGGATATCGGGACTCACGAATCCACCATGGAGTTGTATTTCAGAGATGATGCCACTGGGTTCATTGAGTGGGATATCGAGGATGTGGGTTTTGAATACATTGGTCTGTGGTTCACCATTGACCAGTTTGGTATCCGCACCTTGGATGAATATGACGGAGTGATGTGCCTGTCTGACAAGGCAATAGCCCTGTTGCGTAAGTTTGATGTCATTGTTCCCAAGGAGTTTGAATAATGAGAATCGTTGAATGCCAAGATACTGGTCGGATTCTGTGGCGGGAATGGAAGTGCCAGTGCAGTAGAAAGGTCTGCTCGGATGGTTCAGGCGAGGATGTTGCTTGTGATTGTGGGCAGTTGTTCAATGCTTTTGGGCAAAGGTTAGTTGATCCTTGCCTGTGGGAAGAAAACGAGGATTATTAAATGATCTATTTTGCTCTTAACAATGATGGACTTTTGTATGACCTAGGGGATCATGGGGATTGGGAGTGTGCTGAAGATACTGCCAACAACATGAAATTAGATCCTCTTTGGGTATTTGATGAAACAGTTGCTAAATCATGGGTTGAATTTATCAATGATCGCATTAGCGAAAATCAAGACAAACTGACGAGACTTGAATAGTCGAAACCGAATCGCCTGTATGGGGTTCGGTCTTTGTCAAACTGCTAGGAGATAGAGTAATGTGGGACTGGATACTGATTGTTTGCTTGATGTATGTGGCTTATGTGGTTGCCAGTGCAGTTGTTATCTTTAACTAAGGAGAGTGTGATGCGAGTAAAAAATGATCCAACGGATTACGCAAAAGTGTGGGGCGAAAAAGCAAAAGCATTACTACTGCACAAAAGAATTGTCAATGTGCGTTATTTAACTCAGGAAGAAGCAGATGACATGGGTTGGGATGAAAGGACTGTTGCATTTCAAACCCATGATGGTCTGTGGTTTTTCCCCAGTCGGGATGATGAGGGGAATGGGGGCGGTGCATTGTTTACCAGTGATGAAAAGCAATCCTGTTTGCCTGTTATCTGAGTGATACTTCTATGCCCTTGTGTGAGGGTATAGGGATTGTCATTTGGCAATCATTAACTGCTAGGAGAATGTTATGGGATTAGATATGTATTTAAGTGCTAAGAGATATCTTTGGTCTGACAAGGATAAGGAAGTGGCAAAGGATATCAATGATGCAGTGGGGGTGGAGTGTGATCCTGAGAAACGCTTTGCGGGATCGAGTCTGATGGTCAAAGAAGTATCCATTGATGCAATGTATTGGAGAAAAGCAAACGCTATCCATGGATGGTTCGTGGAAAACTGTCAGGGTGGTGTGGATGAGTGTCAGCAATCCTATGTGCCAAGGGAAAAACTGGTGGAGTTGCGGGATTTGTGCAAGGATATTCTTGAGAACCCTGATGCCGAAAGGGATGAGGACTTAGAGCCTACAAAAGGATTCTTCTTTGGTTCATACGAAAAGGATGAATGGTATTACCAAGACCTGAAGAATACAGTCGAGGGCATAACCAGTGCGTTATCACTGCCCGAAGATCAGTATGAGTTTTACTATCAAGCCAGTTGGTAAGGGGGTTATATGGACTTTGAAGAATGGTATGAAAAATACAAACCCATTAAGAATCACCTTGCAAGGGGTGAGGATCGGGATTACTTTGAGACCTATGACCTTGAACTGGGTTATGTCTTAGGTATCGCAGATACTCATCCCAAAAAGGTATGGACTTATGTTGATGGTGATGGTGGGACTTATGTGGTGGATGGTTATCACCTAGTCAATCGTATCTATTACTTCATTACTGAAGTGCCTTATGAGGGTGATGGGTTAGAGGTTCAGGTTGATGAATATGGTGGGTGTGCAATTTGTGGAGAGGAAGGAGAGTGCGAACATGAGTTATGACTCAGATTACGAAAGTGTTTACATGGTTGAGTTTGAATCAGGCAGAACAATCCATGTTCAATTCTTTGATGCAGAAGAAGTAAAAGATTACTGTTCTCAACATCACCCTGACATGGTTATTAAATCAATCTACCGAGAGGTTTACTGTAATTTTGAGGAGTGTGAAGATGCGTAGATATGGAATGAGTGTCAAATTTGAGGGAACGACCTATGTTGAGGTGGATGTGCCAAATGGGGAAGATCCTGAAGAATATGGGATGGATATTGCTAATCCCAAGGATGTGGATAACTGGGAGATTATTGAGGTTTACGGATTAGATGAGGTTGATCCGAATGACTAAAAGTATCTTAGAACTTATAAAAGAACACTTGATTACATGGCCTCAGTCGGTTGATTCTCAGTTATGGAATGACCGAGTTGATACCTTAATTAAGCGGGTTGAGGAGTTAGAGGAGAAGAAAGACCAAAAGCCCGAATAGATTTACCTAGCAGTAAAAGGAAGCCCCCAGTGCCGTAAGACTGGGGGTTTTTCTATATTATCTGCCTATCAACACCTTTTTGAGGGATTGAGACATTTTAAAAGCACCATGAGCAATATAGTCATCATTGAAATCATGCCCGACTGTCGTAGAGATCCAATAAGGTTTGCCTGTCTCTTTGGCGACTCGTTCTCCGACACCACTGGGGTCATTGTCAGCCACGACTATCCCATTGGGGATAAGCCTTGCTACTTCCTTGAGGTTGCCTGCACTAAAGCAAACATGGATTGTGTATCGCATTTTATTGGCTCTCATTACCGCCTGAATCGAGAGACCCGTAGCGAGACCCTCGCAGAAGATGGGGACACCTTTTGCGTCAAAGGTGAAAGTTGCCCCCTTCGTCTGTTGACCATAGAGAAACTTCTTCTTCCCCTCGTCATTGATGAGTTGGCATCCTACTATTCTTCCTTCTCTTCGCATGGCAATAACTAACTTACCTTCGCCCTCTGGCGTGTTCCAAACTGGCATCATTTCGTCTGGAAATCCTTTTTTAATCAGATAGGGATGGTGCATAAGTTGGGTCTGATGCATAATCCAGCCCGCTTTTGCACTTGCCCGTTCTGCCAGTGCCTTTCGTTTTTGATCTTCTTGATTGCGTAATTTTTCGAAATGTGGGGTTGGTGCATATTTCTCGTTGCTTCGCCACATACTGGGTTTATCCATGGTTGCCCAATTCTGCACCCACGCTACATCACCCATGTATTTATAACGCCCATTACGCTTATGGGGGTGGTCGTCCGTTGGGGTAGATATCCACTTAAATGGAACAACACTGTTAATAATGAGCCCATGGGATCGGGCAAAGTCCTCAAATCTCATGCACTTCCCTTTCCTTTTGACCAAGCAATCATTCTATTTTTTACCCATTTTTGGGTCGTAATCGAGGGGGGTATGGTGGTATCTAACAGACCTTTAGGCCATACGCCAAATCTTTCTCGATATTTATGGTTAGCCCAATAGGGGTTGTAGTTGTAAGTCTTGGCTATGTATAAAAGTTCGGAGTAAAAGATTTGCTTATCATCTTTTCTTGCCTTATTGCCCGCTACCAATTCAACTAACTCACCCGCCACATGATCGACCATGCTCTTGCGTTTACGCACATGACCACAAGCGGGGCAAGTATCACTGTTCTTAGGCCATAAATAACCGCAGGATGGGCATTTGGCTTCTGCTTTTTTCTTTTCAGTTAGTTCTCGCTTGGCTCTCTCTACTTTACCCTCAAGGGACTTAACACCTTCGGAGTAAATCTCATCCCAATCATCCCGAAAGCGTAAATAGTTACCTGAATGGTCTAGCCATAGGGCAAACTCTTTGCCTTCGTAAGGACGCATAACCCGCCCCATTTGTTGGACATGACTGGAAAGGGATTTGGAAAAAGGTCGAGCAGAAACTCCAATCATCACATCCGATACATCAAAGCCTCTAGTAAGAATGTCAGTCGCAATCAGACCATTGATCTCGGTATCGGGTTTGGCAAAGTCTTCGATGGCTGCCCGCTTGAATTCGTCATTATCTTTATAGGAAATCGAGACAAAGTTATAGCCTTTTTGGGCAAACTTATCGACCAAATGTGCGCCATGGGCTACGCCTGAGCAGAAAACAATAGTTTTAACGGGCTTTCCAAAAACTTCGTGGGTCTTTTTAATCCATTCATCCACAATATCGCCCGTAATTCTCATGCCTCTCTCGGTGGTTTGGTCGGCAGACCACTCTCCAGCGACCTTTTTAACGCCCGTCATATCGATTTCTTTAGCAATATAGACCTTGAGTGGGGCAAGCCACTTAGAATTCACCAAATCCTCTGTGGTAGCCCCGCAGACCACATTGGAATACAGATCCCCCAATCCTTTGGTAAATGGCGTGGCGGTCAATCCAATGACTTTGACCTGGGGATTGTTTTGGATAAAGTCAGAAGTCTGCTTTCTAGCGATATGGCATTCATCGACTATAAGAAGATCAATCTCTGGAAAGTCTTGTCTGCGTTCTAGGGTTTGGGCAGAACACACCTGAAGTCGGTTGGTGCGGTCAAATTTCCAATGATCGGCTTGAAATACCCCATGATTGATGCCGTACTTAGTGAGGCGGTTACTGGTTTGATCGACCAAGACAATGCGGTCAAGCACCATCGATGCCTTCTTGTAATTGTCTTTGGTGGCTTTCATTAGGTAGATGGCTACCTCGGTCTTACCAAACCCTGTTGGGGCATACAACAGTTGAGATCGGTGTCCTTGCTTAAACCCGTCTCTTAGAACACTAACCACATGGGTTTGGTGTTCTCTTAACTCTAAATCCATAAATACTCCTAACTACCAAATTCCCTTTGGCTTGGGCTGGGGCATACGCCCCCTTAAACTGTTTCGTATTTCTTTAGTTTTGCTTTTAATGATTTAATGGTTCGCATCATTTCAGCGTTCTCGTTTTGATAAATGTCTCGGCTTTCACGCATAGACTTGTTATCAATCTCTAAAACCCTGATCTGTTCCCGTAGGTTCTTGATGGTCTCTTCGACATCGATCTTCTCAATCTCAGAGGCATCCCACTGTCCTACGGCTATCTTGTCCCGCATGACTGTGTTTTCTTCTGCCAAAGTATTGACTGTGGTGGCTAACTCTTTGACCTTTTGCTCCAGTTCTTTGACCTCTGGGTTGGCGGTTGTTACATCAGGCTTCGTGGTTGGGGTGGTCGCCTTTTTCTTCTTATCGGTCTTCATGGTGGTTGTATTGCCATGCCTATCGACATAGGTAACAGTGGTTTGGGCTGGGGTTTTCGCTTCTTCTTGCATCGCTACACGCACACGCCCAACAGTCATGCTAGAGATATCAAGTTCCTTGGCAATATGGTTGTTTGACCACTTGCTGTATTCCTCATCGGTAAGCATGATGCGAAGAATGGCACGGATGTCTTCGGCTTTAAGGCGGTTGCCATGTTTGTTGTTGGCTTTCCATGCGTAGAACTGGGCTTCACGCAGTGTGCCAGTATGGATAATTGCTTCGATACTGGTTAGCCCATTAGTTTTATAACCAAAGTAGCGATGGAATCCATCGACTAACCAGTATACCGAGCCATCATGGAATACTTCAACGGGCGGGAAAACAACTCCCTCACGCATCACCTCGGCATATTCTTTGACGAGGTTTTGATCTAGTTCGAGACGGGGCTGAGTTCCCCCATCAGTACGGATATTCAGTAGATTCAGTTTCTTCACATTCACTCCTCTTGTAGTTAAGTAAGTAATACAGTCAGGTTGCTTTTTGGTGAACGCACCTAGCCTCTCCTAGATGCCTTCAACTGTTGCTTTTTGGAGCCACAGCACCCGCCAGACGTTCGATCTAGGACTCTGGCTTCGCCATCCTTTCCCCTGTTTCAGATCTAATCCCACAGTAGGGGTTCTTCCCATATAGCTGCTGTTATGTCCGACCTATATGGTGTAGCTGTGGAGACTTACGAAGAGTGAAGAGGCAGTTATGCCTTTCACACGTTCTCGTAATTCTCCTAGCACGACTAGATTAAACCAATCGAAATAAATTTGCAACAATTTTTTTTCACAAAAGAAAAACCCCCAGGAGTGTGAGCCTGGGGGTTTTAGGGTGAGTGTGTTCACCGAGGGCTTGCTTTGCACAAAACCAATCTGCTAGGAGTGGAGAACGTGCGATACCAGTGTTGGCTGGTGCACTAAATGTACCACATAACAGGAATAAACGTCAACATGTTGTGTTATCAAGGAACATCAAAGGCTATCAACGGATATCAATAAGTCCGTTTTCAAAGAGCCAGCCTATAGTCTTGCGGTGGGCTTCTTCCCACATTTCAACCCGTTCTGCTTTACTTAGGCTCAAACCCTGATCCAGATTGGAATGACACTGAAAACAGAGAGCCGCCACCCTAAAATCGTGCGCCTTCAAGGATCTCCCTTTTCCGTCACGGAGCTGGTTTGAGTGCGCAGCGCAGACTGTGCCGTCCTGTTTGCCACAGTTATGGCATGGGCTAGTTCTAACCAGCTCTAGGAGCTTCTTATTGCGATAAATAGTCACAGAAGATCATCTGGGGAATAGACATCATAGCGAGTTCTTAGAACTCGTCTGATCTTATCCAAGGCAGATTTCTCCAAAATAGATACATATGCACGGGATATGCCCATCTCCTTGGCTATCTCTTCATGGGTTAATTCTGCTTCAAACCCCGTTGTTTTATTAACATCTACCATCATCTTCATCGCTGATCCTCACACTGGAAGATACATTGTATGCCCGATTCCATGCTGCTTGCCAGACAATCCAGTAGTTCTGAAGGATCTTTTGGGGGTGGGGCCATGGCTCTATGGTATCCATAGCCCACTGATTAAATTCTTCTTCCATTCGATTTATATTTAGGGAATTTTCACGATCTTCGGTAGTCCAAGTAGTCATGTTATCTCCTCAAAGTTATAAAACCATTCGTCCTTAGCACTCCACTTAGCATGGTTCTCAACGCTATATACCTCGGTGGGTATCTTAAAGTCGGGTGTCTTTAGAACTGCGGGTACTAGCGATACATCGTACCAAAGGCACCGATTATTAGGTTGGCAAGCAAACTGCCCGTTATCTAAACGGATAAAGTTATAAGACTTATGCTCCTCAACACCCTCTGAAAAGCTAGTATCTAGTCTGTTAGATTCGGGCGAGGCAAAGTCAATGGTGAACAGGTAATTACCAAAGTGAAACTGCTTGTCCTTGCCAAAGAACTTGACCTTGAGTCCTCTTAAATTAGACTTCTCAATCACCGCCATGTCGTAGGATAGGCAGTCCCATATCTGTAGGTGGTCTAACGGCAACGGCTCGGCTACTTCTTTCCACACATAAGCATGGATTGGTAGCTTGTCGTACAAAGCACCGTAGTTAGTTAGCATCGACTCGATACGGAAGGCTTGCCCTTTGATCGCCTTGGCAGTCATCCACACACAAGGCTCTAGTTCTCCATGCCCTTTCTCGTGGTTGTAGAGAAACTCCTTACGCACAAAGCACTTGACGGGGGGTATATTGGCTACAAGGAATGTCATTTTTGAATCCTTTCCCACAACTCAGACATTGGCATCCCCCTAATTTCTCTCCAACCAATGTGTATACAGGCGTACATAATGAACAGGAAGAACGCAAAGACTACGGCAAATATTAGCACCGCACAGGTAGCTACGAACAAAGCAAACATATTAAGTATGGTGACAATCATTTTATTTAATATATTTTGGCATACAGGTTACGTCAACTGGGGCCTCAGATAAGAACCCATTAACTTTTCTTCTAGTAGTTATTACAACAGGTCTTGTGCCTGCCGCTTCGCACTCCATAATGGCATTAATCATTTCATTTCGAGACATTACATACGTGCTTTTATCTACAAGAACTTCCGTATTCGGAAGATTAGCAATTGGGTCTCTGCTGGCACAAGCACCAAGTACTGCACACACCGCAACAATGTATAGCTTCTTCATTTTTTGTTTCCTTTTTCAAAAAAATTTAGGGAGTAAGAATGCAACATGCCTGTATCCCAAATAATGAGCACTCTTGACTCATCTGCTGCCCAACAGCCAAAGTTAGCACTCCCATCTCTGTAGGTTAAGTAGGCTATCTTTGTATTCTTAATATCTTTACACTTTGCATCTGTTAAAGAAATGGTCATATCGTCCTGATTTATACCTTGAGCTATAACGCCACGTGCTAAAACTTGGGCAGATAAAATTAGGCTTAACAAAACAACTACAACTTTCATTTTCTAACTCTTTTTTTAATTGCTGGTAAACCAATGGTTTCTTGTGGTTTCCGAGCCTCAATCATGTGGTCAGCTAACGCATACGCACCCTCTGCTACTTCTTCTAACTTATTGTTTCCACGCATCAACAACCCCGCTAAAGCAAAACCCGCAAGTAAATCACGCAGATACTCTTTTTCTTCATCGTTCATTTTTTAATCTCCAGTGATTCAATTTGATCCGTTAGGATTGAGCCAAGATCTTTTCCCTTGATAGCTATCATTTGAGCTTCTTCACAATCGTAGACTAACTGCGATGCATCCTTAAGGGCTTTGTTATACCCACTGGTGTACGCATCATTTCCCTCGATAATCATGCAAATAGCATCCCGTATTAACTTAGATGCTGTTCGGTTCTTGGCTTCTTTCTTAAGCCGAGCATGCATATCGGCAGGCAGATACACCGAATAAGGAACTAATTTTTTTTGCGCCATTCGTTAAATTCCTTTAATATTCTGGTAAATGAGATTCTTGCCATTTCATTGGTCTTTAGTTCAGAACGAGATTGAATATTCAGGCAATGGCGTAACCATTCTGTTGCCATCGCCTCTTCTTCCTCAAAGATTTGCCCGTCATCACACAGATACTTCCAAAATTTAGGATCACGGCATAGCAAACCAGCAATGCGAACATACTTATCACCAATAAACTCTTCTCTGTTTAGTGGGGATTCATCTGCTCCAATCCTGACCATAACCACCTGATACCTAGCACCGACAAAATCCCGAAGAAGCTCTTCTGGGATATCGTCTGGGTGCATAGATAAGGTCAAGACATAGCCAGTCTTATCCTGTTTGAGAGCAACCTTGACCCCTTCAAATTGCATTGTCTTCATTGGCTTTTTTCAAGTCCTAATTGATGTTCAAGGTAAGAGATCACCGCTTTGTAACCGACAATTTGGTGATTTAGCTCTGCAATTTGAATGTCTTTGAGGTCAATCGTTTCGTGTAAAGAGTCAAGCTGAGACTCTTTGTATAAGCTAATTTTTTGTTTAGCAGAGTTTTCAAACCGTTCAGCTTGCGCATTGATATCGTCAAAGGTATATATCTTTTTAGTTCTTCCCATGACGTCTCCTAGTAAGGTAAGTCGTTATCAACAGGCTTCTCATAGGGTTCTGAGGCAGAGATTGACAATGTCTTCTTGCCGTTGATCTCTTTCTTCCACCCCGCCACGGATATTTTGATAAGCCCTTCGGGATTCTTCATCATCATTGCTTTGATAAAGTCACGATCAAGATGCAGATCACCCCTAACATCAGGGTGAGTCTCTGTTTTCTTCTTATCGTTAGGCCACAGTGTGCCTGTGTTTGCTTTTGGTATGAACGCCATTATGCTTCCTCCTTGTTAAATTCATTCTTTTTCTCTGTAAACTTGCCCATCATTTCCTTGAAGAATGTGGCATCGGTAGCTTTGACAGTGTCAAACAACACCTTGTTCTTCTTAAAAATCAACATGACATCTTCCTCGTTCTCGGTCAGATCAAGCAACTGATGCGAGGTAATCTTGATTAACTCAAGCCAATCACCAACTTCTCCTGCGGGCTTTCCTGGTGCCACAATCTGCCACTCACCTTTCTCGCCAGCAATTTTCTTGGGTTCAGGCTTATTGGGTTCAGGCGTAACAGGTGTTACGCTTGGTTTCTTGGCTACCTCTACCGCACCAGTAGTCGCATCCAAGGAGTCATGCTCCACGATCTCAAAAGCATTTGTCCACAGATATCTACGCAGATAGGTTTGCACCGCACCTAGGTTCTGTACATCATGGCAACCTTTGAGGGCAGCAGAAGACATTGGCGAAGTAAACATAATGGATGTGCCATCCTCTACATCGTTAATCTGTAGGAACGCCATCTCATGGTTAAATGACACTACACCGCAAAGTCCTATGTCATTGCAGATCTTCTGAATCGCTGGAAGAAAATCGCCTAACTCAAAGTACTCGTAGCCAGCAAACTTATTCTTGCCTGACTTTGATAACTTTGTGCCTTGTAGCAACATCCTAGCTTGTTGCAGTTTTTTATACACACTCATACACACTCCTTAGTTGATAAATAATCCCGATACTGTTGGCAGTATTGAGACACTGGGCAAAAGTTTGCACACCGAGTACGCTCGCCCTGACGCACTTCGATCTCATAGTCCTTGCCTAGTTGCTCTAAGGCTTCTGTGGCAAAAACTTCTGATTCATATAAGGACTTGGCTCTAACATTCCCTTTCTTCTTAATAGCCCATACAGTGGGTTTCTCCCACATCTCTTCGGGGGTGCAGTCGGGTAGACCGCCATCCGTCTCGATAGCAAACTCACAGGCACTGTGTAGGGAGATACGCTTGGCAATATAAGCCTCACGTTCCTGCATCGTCCACAGCTTCATGGGGATTTCTAGGATAGGGGCTTTAGGGTAGCCCTCTTTCTCCCGATCCCGTCTGCTCCAATCACGCAACATAGCTACGATGGTGACTGACTTAACAGGCACTTTCTTAACCTTCTCAACAAGCCATGCGTAGATGTTTAATTGGTTCTCCCACTCAGGCTTCTCGTTCATAGCTGCCCAAACCGAGGTGAACTTGTAGTCCTTAACATGGATGCCATCGGCTTCAACTTCCTGTAAATCAACCGCCCCAGTGATGTGCCAACCATCATGCTCGATGTGAATGCGTTGCTCGACTATATGGTTCTCATCCTTGCCTTGTTCCAAGAAGTTATGGATAGCTGAGCCGACTATTGACCATACCATCTCAGAGGCGTCTTGCTCGATCTCATCCTCAAACTTGCGGGTCAAGGCTACGATCTTGGGGCTATTGAGTAACTGGGTAGCAGACAGGTGAGCCTTACCTTTGTTATAGGTAGGGCGTTCTAAGACATTGATAAAGGTCTGTGGGATGCCGTATTCGTTAGTTAATTTCATGCTTGCTCCTTGTAGCTAGTTCCATCTGCATTTGCTCATACATATGTTGACGCATCATGCGAAAGAACTGGATTTTTTGGTCACGTTCATCTTTTTTATTTTCAAAGTATCTACGCTCGTCTATGCGAGTCTTCCAACCTTTTCTCATTTCTTTGCCATTAAAAAAACAACGCAAACAAACATAAGAAACCCAGTACATCCGATTAACACCAAGCGCTCTAAGTTACGCTGGCGGTGCCACTTTGGTGGAAATATAAACAGCGTTTGGATATAGATCATGTCCTCATCGTCAATGGGCATGGGCTTAGGACATTCGTTATAGCGACAGCCAATCTGAACGCCCTTGGAAGTGGTATACGGAATTGTTTTGATTTAGTTCTCCTAGCAGTTAAACTAGACTTGATTGTGAACCATAGTTTATAGCATGTCAATAGGTTATACTCACATTAATTCATCTATTATATTCTCACTATAACAATGTTATAGTGACTAAGGGAAAACACCTAGATGCAAATAGAATTGCCATACCCGCCAAAAGAACTATCACCGAATGCCACGTTGCACTGGGCTAAGAAGGCAAAGTTTAAGAAGTCATACAGACATACCTGTTGGGCCTTAACGCTGGCTCAGAAGCTCGTAGCGCCTCCTGAAGGCAGGATTGATATTCATATAACCTTTTACCCACCAGACAGACGGCACAGGGATGCGGATAATATGGTGGCCTCTATAAAAGCTGGCTTAGACGGGGTAGCTGACGCCCTCAAGGTAAACGATAAACGCTTTCTGCCTACCTTTAAATTTAGCGAAGAGCCGCTTGGAAAGATTGTTATCGAGATAAAATGAAGATGCCGCAGCAATGTGGCTTCTTCACGTTTTGGGGGGCTTAGAACACCCCCCTTTTTTTACAGTTTAGATTCCAAACGCATCTCAATAATGCCATCTAATATTTCTTGTTTGGTTCGCTGTAAATCAATGATCTCTTGTCTGCGTTGCTCTGGTGTTGCAGTCTTGTCCTTAACTTCGCCAGCCATACGAATCTGGAGGTTGATGTCCCGTAGGGCTACTTCCATACTGGTTACATAATCACGAGCAGAAATTAAATCCTCATTCTTGTCAAAGTATTTATCAGCCTCGTCTGCCTTATCACGCTCTAATAGTTTCATGTAAGTCTCGTACTTGTTATCTACCCTTTTCTTAAAGTCGTAGAACAAATCTTCGTTACCACGGGCTACATCAGGGGCAACAAACGATCCGTACAGTGGGTTCTGTCTAGTTGTGGAGCTAGGGCGGTCTTCTCCAAACATATTAGATAGCCATTGAACGGCAGAGCCAGTCGTACCAAATAAACCACGGACTAGATGATCTGCCTCGATTGGGTTAAGAACACGCTTACCTTCGGTAAATGGAATGCTAGTTACGGCGCTGAAAATCTTTCCAAGCTGCGAAGTCGCTGCGGTGTATTGCTCGACAGCGTCTAAGTCTTCCATACCTCTAGGCGTTACTGTGCTACCTGTAAAGAAGTTACGATTTAAAGTAATTTCTGCAAAAGGTTTAACGCCTGTTGAGATTAGGTTTGGACCAAGCAAAGAGTCAAATGCAGCCTCACGAAGGGCGGTGCGTAGGCGTGTACCATCTATTTCATTACTTGTCCCCTGTGTGGTTACATAATTATAAGTTAGCTCAGGGATAGCCTTAAACATGAAGCTGGCAGAGGTATGCATTGGGAGAAGGATGTTGTTATCCAAGCCAGTCCAGTTCTTCGATAGGAAGATATTGCGAACTTTGGTTTGGTCATCGAGCTTCTGGTATTCGTCGTCATCTCCAACAGCCATGCTGTAAAGCATTACATAGAAGCCAAAGGTAGCCCCAGTCTTAGCCAACTGTGCCAAGGCAGCGCCACGGGCTTTGCCAGTTAAGCGTTTGCCGACCAAGGACATTGCCAAGATATCAATCTGCTGGGCATATGCGTTCATAAAAGATACAGTCTTTGTCAAGAACTGGGCGTGTCTAGCACTACCACGCTTAAGGAAGTCGATCACATTGTTGGCTTGAAGCAGAGCCAGCATCTCATCACCAGTCTGTCTTAGGGTGTTGTTGTATACCGACACACGCTGTCCGTAGTCTGAGGCATCGCCTACACGATCTAGCAGACCCATCAAGGCATCAAACTTGTTCTTTTCCATTAAGCCAATCTGCTGTTTGTACTCAATCTCTGGGGTACGGGTATATGACTGATAGCCCCCAATACCATAGGACTTGAGCATATCGACCACAGGATCATCGGATTGCAAGGCTTTAATGAAACCACGGAATGTGCCAGCCCAGACTCTGGTTGGATCTTTTAAGCCAGTGACTAAGGCTGCGGTAGGCGCATCCATGAACAACTGACGGATCTGGAACTGAGGCCAGAGGGTAACACCTCTGCGTAAGCCGTTAGCTAAAGCTCCAAGCATATCCATCGCTGGCATGCTGATATTTTCCATGCCTAGGACAGACTCAGCGATCAACGGATCTTTGATCTCGATGATGATTCTGCGACCATTAACAAGGATATTGGTGCGGACTGCGCCCTCTGGGGTACGACCCTCCTCTGGGAATACAGCAATCTGACCCTTCTTATTACGGGTAGCGTACTGCTGTGCCACACGATTGGCAGCGTAGTTACGCATCGAATTACGGGTAATCATGGCTACGTTGTGGAGCATGTTATCCACAATGTCATCAATATCCTTAACTACTACAGTATCCTCAAAGCGCTTTTCCTTGCCGACATTGGTTAGACGCTTCACGCCACCCATTTGTGAGGCTTGGTGCAAGTCTTCCATATCGTCTTGGATACGATACCAGGGTACATAGTCCTTAATTCCTTTTAGTTGCTTAGCCCGCTTCTCGCTAATGATCTTGCCAAATAACATCATGTCGATCATGTTGTCATTTACCTTAGTCCAGTTATCGAGCATGGTGCGTAATTCTGGATGTTGTTTCTCTTGGTCGCCATAGAACTTGATCTGCTCTTCGTCAAAGCGGACTTTTTTCTTGGCAATATTAATCATCCGCAAGCCTTTCTCAGCCTGAAGAATCTCATCTAACAGCAAAGCCTGACGAGCAACCGAGGTTTTTGGATCACGCATCTCAGCGTTTAGATCGTTTAATTCTTTTTCACGAGCCTTGAACTCATCCATGATGCTCTTGGATCGCTTGGCTTCGAAGAAGGTATTGACCCTATCGGTAGCCCTTTGCAAGCCTTCACGCTCGATCAAATCATGCTTAGCCAGCAATACGTTAGCCATAGAGAATGGTCGTCTAATTGCTTGGAACATCTGGGTCTTAGCGTTAAATGCCAGCGCACCACGGATGATGACCTCAGAGGCAATATGACCAGCATGCAAGGCGTTAGTAACGGCAATCGAGGCAACGGCTCGCATCTCGCCATCACGCAACATACCTTCTAAACCTCTGGCTTTTTGGAGAGCCAGATCAGCCATCTCTAGACCAGCGCCATACCAAATGTTCTTATTGCGAACATACGTTATGGCACGAACTAATTTACCACCCATAGCCTGAGAAGCTAGTAAAGGAGCATCTTTAGCATCCTTATAGACCTGTCTTGCACCCCTAAAGCCACCGAGCAACAAGTCCTTAACGCCACGGCTAGGCTTGACTGGGGTATGGTTTAGGCCATCCGCTTGAAACTTCTTATCAAAATCATCCACGTTGTTAAGGAACTTTAGGGCGTCTGCATTATCGGTCACATACTCGACTAGCATTTGATTTGTGATGCGCTGCTGGTTGCCAGACATAATGCGGGCAAACTCACGATGGATTGCTCGTTTATTGTCAAAGCCTAGGACATCTTTAATAGTTTCCAACAGACGCTGCATAGCCTTCTTAAATCGCTGCCAGCCACCGCCTAGCTGTGCCTTGAGTAATGGCTCAGCATTGACCGCCCAGTACTCTGACGGGTTGATGAACTGATATAGCTTATAGTCTGGAAGGGCGTCTGTTGCTTTTCTATAAGTAGCTTCTGTTGGATTCTGGAGATAATCAAACACTGCCTCAAAGTAATCCTGTGATACTTGATCTGTATTGTCTTCAATTGCTTTTTGTAAAGCATCAGCCCATGCGTTTACCACCGCAGTCTGTGCCTCTGGAGTCATCATCTGTTCCATGGAGTGGGCAATCTCATGGCGCATGGTCTTGTCTTTTGGTAAAGGACCAAAAAGATCAAAACTCTTATAGATTGTCACAAGACGTTTTACAGGCTCAAAATTACCAGATACGCCAGCCACTTTAGGTTGTTGAATTGATAATGACAGCCCATCTAAAACTGCGGGGTATCGTGTAGCAAGGGCATCAACAACCTTGTATGTATCGTTATCTATGTTATCAGCTGCCAACTCAGCAGCAGCTTTAGCCCTAAACCACTCTGCTGTCTTGCGAGGAGGTTTGGTTTTGGCTATCTTTTTGTTTATTTCTTTTTTTGCTTGATCAAGGAATGTAAGTTCACGCTGGATATTGATGCCTATGTTGCCTTTAATAATCTGGCGTTTGATAACAGATATACCACGGCTTAGCTCAGCGCTGCGCTTAATCTGTTCAGCACGTACTTCATCTCTACGAGTATCAATTTGTTTAGGGGTAATGCCAGTAATATCCTCTAGTGTTGTTTTGGGAGCAAACATCTTACGGGCTTGTTCTTGATAAGTAACTGCCTTAAAGAACTGCTCTTTTTCTTTCATCAGATAGTCAATGGCTTGTGCAAACTCAGCTGGATCACGGGTGTAATTCAGCATGGATGAGCCACGCTTATAGAAGTCTCTACGACCTAGGATGTCGGTTAAGTTCTTGTCTAGGAAGTATTCACCACCAGAACGCTTGTTGGATGGCAAATCAAACATATAGGTATCGCCACGCTTGGTAATCCGTATGACATTGTCATCACTGGAAATCGTGCCACCTAACTCATCAAGGAACCGCATCATATCCTGTGGAGTTTTTAGACGGACATCTGCTGATTTCTTCTCACGCTCAAAGTCAAACTGGCGGGACATTAGGATGCCCTGACCTGTAGTGCCATCGTTCTTGGTATAGGTGAGGATCTGACCAGGATATTGAGCAAAACCAGCCAAAATATTGCCAGTAATCATCCAGCGCTTCTCACGCCTGACGCTTGCACCTTTGTCAAATATATCAATAATTGGAACATACTCACCCTGCTGAGTCTCTGGGTTGAGATAGTTCACCACATCTTCTTTTTCCAATGTGTAGTTTGTGCCAATCTGCGAGAAATTAAGTGTTAAGCTCTTAGAGTCACCGTTAGCCACTGCCAAAATCATCTTCCAATCAGATCCCGATGCTGGATTAACAGTGCGCTTGACGTTCTTAATGTCGGTAATCATGCCGTAAACATAAACGCCATTTTTATCTTTAATGGTGACAGGATCGCCAATCTGAATGTTCTGCAACACAGAACGTATTTGACCAGCCATCAGTCGCTGTCGACCTTGTTGTTCGTCTATCTTAATTGGGTCAGTCTCTTTTTCCTTGAGATCTGCCATCTTCTCATTAAAGTATTTGTTTTCACGCTCATCAAATTCGCTAATAAATTCCTTAGCAATTTGTTGTTTGGTCTTACCTCCAAGGTTTTCGTTAACCATTTCCTTGATTTCTTGGCTGCTGTATGGCTTAACAGTGCGCTTAACATCTACACGCTCCATAAAAGCTGGAGTAGAGAACACAGAATCCTCGCCCTTATCCTCAGTGAGAGCCTCGACAGACAGGGTTTCAGCATCTAAGTCAAAAGCCTTAGCTTCTAACCTGTTAGTTCCCATACTGTTCTCACGCTCTAACAGCTCGTTATAGCGATCAATCAGGTCGGCATAGACCTCTTCTTGTTGGGCTAATGGAAGGATAGGAATATAGCCAGTGAACCTACGGATATCTGCTTCTAGGGCTTCGTTGGTATCCTCGGCAATTGCCAACATCTTATCGCCACCTAATGCGTTATGGATCTCTGGGTTATCCCGTAGATACTCTTGGGCTACTTGACCCCCATAGTCATTCATAAAGTCAACTACGCCTTCAGCTGTCACCGCAGACTTACGGGATGCTGTGGTGTTGGCGTTGAGCGATGCCATCTTCTTAAGCAATACCGCAGCTGGTCTCATTTCAGCTGGAATGTCAGCCATCATCTGAGAGTAGGCTGGAACTACAACTTGACCAGTTCTATTAACACGACCTAGTGTTTGCACATGCACGTCAATGTTCTTTTCAGCTTGAACAATAATCATGTGGCGCTTGCTTTGATCTTTAAACTTGTTTGAGGCATGCAAGGACAAACCAGTAGAGCCAGCTTGGTTGAGGATGATAACATCGGTATCACCGCCATTAAAGCCACGCACCGCATTAACACGCTGACGGATATTGGCTGAACGGGTAGTTAGGATAGGCTCGCCAGTCGTGTAGTTTAGGGTAACTGTGCGCCCCGTAATCTCATCGGTCTTATACCCAGCCTTACGCAACTCACTGTGCATGTAGTCAATAGGCGATATAGGGGCAGAGCCAAATCCAGAGTTTTCAATCTGCTGGCGAATCTGGTTATAACGTGCCATCAAAGTAGGGCCAAGCTCATCTGGTGTTAGTTTGCGCTGTGTTTTTTTTCCATCAGGCGTTTTGATCGTAATCATCAACTGCTTGTCTAAGTAGCGGATATACAGATCAGCAAAGGACAGGTCTAATCGCTCACCAACATTAATGTTCATGTCTTCTGCATAGCTCTGCAAAAAAGATCCCATGGTGTTGGATACTGTCATTACCACCTTCTCGCCAGCTTTGAGGCGATCAATAGCGTGACGAACTGAGTCTTTTGCCTTCAACGACAAGAGCATCTGGTCAATCAGGTTGTGCATGACCGAGCCAAAGTTAGCGCCTTGGACTGTGGTTTTCTCTCCGCCCACCTCAGTAACCATCTTGGCTTCTTTATCAAGCGTCTTCTGCATTTGCTTTAAAGCAACATCTTTGCTACGGGAGAACGCAAGAATATCTCTCATGGCTGTTGCCATGTTCTCAGCAGTTTCTTTCTCTACCTTGGTGTCTATAGTGTTGTACGCAATCCCAGCAAAAGTTCTTTCTCTGCGGATATATTGACCATCTTTGGTCAACATGGTTGCCACAATCTGTTGCATCGGTACACCACCACGCTTAATGGCTTCTGCCAGATCAGATGGTTTATCTACCGCCAACATCATATTGGTGCTGGAATACAAGTCCATCACATCTGGGCGCTTGGCGTAGGTAGCCGAGGAAAAGAATGTACCGAAGGCGTTATTAACTAAGTTACGGACAAATGCTGAACGACCAGTGCTAAGGCTCTCACCCTTCTTAGCAGCTTCTCTTTGTTCTTTGGATCTAGCCTGTGTCTCACCAGCACCGCCAGCATTGTGAGACTCATCAAAAATCATGTAATTGCCTGCTCCAAAGGTCTTGATGAACTTTTGACGTTCTGTATCTTTGCCCTTAACAGTTTGGAGCTGGCTATAAGTGGTAAAAATTACCTTGTAATCGCCAATGCTTTCCTTGTTGCGTAGCTCTTCCATCATGCCATCAAGAGCTTTACCAGACTTGGGAGCTTTTAATGTAAGGTTAATCTCTTCAACTTGATCGCCTTTTTTGCGGAGCAATTGGTATGGGATTGATTCACCACCATTGGTAATAAATATCTTTGGCTTGGCTGTGTCAAGCGCAAGCTCTCTGGTCATGCCAATATCGTCTAGATCTCGGATCATGTCGGAATAAAGATTTGGCTTCTCGGTAACGAAGATTGGAATCTTGCCAGAACGAATAGCAAACTTAATCATAGCAGCTACAACACGACCTTTACCTATGCCTGTCTGATCGCCAATGATGAAGCCCTTACCAGCCTCAGCGTTACGGATGGCTAAGGCTAGGGCATCAATCTGCTCTGCGGAAAAGTCCTCACGCAAGGTCTCTAAATCCATGCCTATACTGTCTGATACATATTCATCCAGACTGCCCATCTCATTCTCGACCTTCTGGAGTGACTGCTCAATCGAGTCACGCATCGCCCTTGGCACTAAAGTACCAACGGATGTAGCCTGAGAGTGAGGTTCATAAGTGACTTGTCCTGCTGTTTCTACTTCTTCTCCTCTGCGCTCTACGAGGCCAGACTTGACTCGCTCACCTGAGACAATGCTAGGTCCACCCACTGTGCTAGGTTTACGTTCTTCAGTGACTCTTCTGCCAGCGGGTTGCTCTCCTTCACCTCTTGGAATGGGTTTTCCTTCATCTCTGCCACGTTCAGATACGTCAACAGGTTTAGGTTGTTCTGCACGAGGTTCTGCCCTAGCTCCACTGGGTTCTCCACTAGGGGTAGGTCTAGCAGCCGACACGCCTGTAGGCTCGCCTCTTTCGGGTCTGGCTCGTTCTGTGCCAGCTGGCTCACTCGGTCTGACAGTGCCTCGACCCACTGTTTGTGGTTCACCTTCCCTAACGGCAGCTTCACCGAGGTCAGCTCTGGCGGGGCGCTCAGCCCCTCTGGATACCATGCGACTAGCTTCATCTAGCTTCTCCTTTAATTGCTCATACGAGCTATAAACTTTTGGCACATTAGCAGTTGGTAGATCAATTGATTCACCACCTTTGCCGTTAATTACAATAACGTCTACAGGGTACGCAGCGCCCTGTTTCTTGTACAAGTCACCCGATACAGTGAAATGGTCTACTACGTTGTATTTTTGATAGAGGTTGTAATAGAAGTTCCGTTTAGATGGAGAACGATAGCCTTCTCGTCTACCATCTTCTGTTTTACCCATCACACCACCAACAATCAAGACGGCACGACCATCGTTTTTCATGTTGTTTAAGGCTTTGAACGCAATAGCGTGGTCTATCTCGTTGCTCTTAAAGCCGTCTACGTCATAGGAAATAGTCTTGCCTTCTCTGTTCTTGACTACGCCAAACGGAGGGTTAGCGATGACAGCATCAAACTCCCTAGATATATTGAGCTCTACAGCGTTCTCATTATTGATAGTTGCCCCATCCATGACCCGTTCTAACATCTCATAGCGAGTGCCATTAAGTTCATTGGCGATGACATTCTTAGGACTGGCATCAATCAAGAGCATGCCGTTTCCAGCTGTAGGCTCAAATACAGTACTGTTCTTATTGATTCCTGCTAACTGACTGGCTACATAAGCTAGAGGTGCTGGGGTAGAGTAGGCTTGTTCTGAGATGCTGGTAGAAGTGCGCACCGACAGATTAGGCTGGCGGTTATATAGATCTACTAGGTTATCGTATACATTGTCACCTTTAGCAATCTTGCGAGATGCCAAGACTACACCGACTTCAATGGCTTCATCTGCTTCTTTTGCTTGTGCAGTGCCAGCTTCGATCTTCTGACCTGTAATGTTACTAATAAACTTACGGGCATCGAGGATGTCTTTAAATCCGTTGCCATCCAAGAAGTGCTTAGATATATCCTCGGCAATCTTAAACTTGCCACTAGGATCCATAAGATCAACAACACCTTCGGTGGTGTCAGGCAACTCAGCCTTTTGCACTTTATCGTAGGTATCCATGTCATCAACCATTGACTTGGCAGAGGGGTCATCACGGACAGCGTTGTACCACTGTTTGAGGTATGGCTTAACCTTATCGCCCAGATCAGCAATCATTGCCTTAGCGTAGGCTGAGAATGTACGAGCACCCTTCTCAATATGATAGCCAGACAGGGTAATACCATCAATTAGGAACTCAGGATCTATGCCTGAGTTCAACTGATTTAGCTTGGAGCGTAAGCGGTTACGGGCTTTGGTTGCTGCATCCTCAGTAAAGATCTTATTGGGCGTGACCTGAATAGCTGGTGCTTCTTCTTTCTTGGGAAGCTCAACTACTGTTTTTGGTTTTTCTTTAGGGGCAGAAGAAAGATAATTAACTATTTCTTGATAGCTAGATCCACTGCTTAATCCAGCTTCTTGTGCTCCTTTACCAAGATAAAAAGATTTGCGTCTACCACTTTTTATCTTAATTAATCCCATCTCTTCCATTTTTTTCAATTCTGGAAGAGCCTCGTCTACCATTTCTACATCTTTACCAGCAATCCCAAGCGCCTTATAAACAAAACGTGGCTCCATGTCAGCGGCATATTTAGCCTTAGCGTCTTCATATCCTTTTTGACGCTTAAGCATTGCTTCTGGCTCTTCAGGGAAAGCAGTCGTGCCAGCCTCAGCAGCAGCCCTCTGCTCGGCTTGGCGTTGGCGGTTAATTTCAGCCTGTGTTGGTGCTGGCGCTTCTGCTGGAACCTCGGCAGGAGCAACTTCTTCAGCTGGAGGAACAGTAACCTCTGGCTCAGTTACTACTTCTTCGGCAACTGGGGCTACGAGTGGCATGCCAAGAGTTTCTTTAACTGTATTTAAAGTTTCTTGTGGCGTTGCACCAATTTCTAAATTTAGTTCTTTAGCAAGTGGGTTTACATTTCTTGCTGTAACTTTTGCTGGATCTTTCTCAAGCTCCTCAACAGTAATCCTCATTCGGTAGGCTTGCTCTGATTTGAGGTCAATTGGCTGTGCTGCTGGTGGCGTAATGGGAGCTTGTGGAGCTTGAATTAGCTGGGCAATCTCTTGCTGAATTATGTTCTGGCGCTCATTAAATATCTGTAACTCTTCTTCGGTCAAATTAGGATCGAGCTTGCGTTGCTCAATCATCTGGAACTGACCTTCTAGGTTTTGAACTTGCCCAGCGACTTCTGGTGGCAAGCCAGCGGTCTGCAACAGCATTGGTGTAGGCGTAGGCGCTACCCGTGGTGCTGGCGCTATAGCCTCTACTTCGGCTTCCTCAATAGTCGCAGATGGAGCAGGTGTAATGGCAGGGGTTACAGCTGGTGCAGCAGCTGGTGCAGCTGGAGGTACGGCTGGAGGAACGACTGGAGGAACGCCTTCACCGAGATCCAAGCGCATCTGAGCATCAATATCAGCCTGAGTAGGCGCTTTGGCTGCCTTCTCTGCTTCCTCTTTAGTCTTGGCTACTGCGCCACGATAAGCACCTGGACCAGCGCCACCCATAGCACCCAATACAAAGTTAGCAAAGGATTCTTCGCCAATCTCTTTGATGACTGCTTTGTTAATACCTAAGTCTTTAGCGATGCCTTCTAGGAACTCTTGTGTGCCTTCTTCCGCTGCGCCAGCTGTAGTGCCGAGTGCGATACGTCCAAGGCGGTTCTTGACTGGACCAGTCATTAGCTTGTCAAACTGACCTGTAATTAATTTACCTGTGATAACGCTACCAAATGCCGATACAGAGCCTTGAAGTTGGGCTGCATACTCTGCTGCTTTATCGGTAACTACCTTACGGGCTTCTGCTGGATTTATCCCATCCTCAACCATCTTCTTAAAGTATGGGCTAGACTGCATCAGCTGCTCATCGCTGAGCTTGCCTACATACTCGGTAGCGTCTTTAACTGCCTCACCAGCACCCATACCAAAGCCGACTGTTCCAACAGCTTTACTGCTTCCTTTAGTTACGACTGCGGTTGTAATGATTGGGACTAAAGATCCTAAGACCTGAGATCCTTGCAGGGCATAACCCATGAAGGATGGGTTTTTACCAAAAGATAAGTTCTCAACGCTTTGATTCTGGATAGACTCTAGAAGATTACCTTCTACCTGAGAGTCAGCAATAGCCTGTTTGCCTGCCGCTGATACACTTTCACGCAGTCTTCCAGATACTCGCTCTCCCGCATCTGCCAACTGGGATAAGCCAGGAATCCGTGGTAATCCAGAGATAGCACGATCTACAGCAATCTGATCTTGAGTTTGGCGCTCTTGTTGCTGTTCAAAGGACTCACCAGTAGCCTTCTTAATAAATGCCTTAGCGGTATTGGTAAGTAGCTGGGCTGGACCCTTCTTGACTAACTCTTCGGCAAAAGTGAGTGGCCCTACTTTAGATACAGGAGTAATCCCTTGTTGTTCAACAACTTGGCGAGGGATGTTACGGACTGAAGATTCTATGCCAAGCGGGATTGCTGCGGTAGGACCAACAGCCCCAGACGCAAACATTTTGGCTGGATCTAATAACTGGCTTGGTTCTTCTTCTTGCGGTGTTAAGTACTTAGCAAAAGGATTTTCAAGAGGCGTTTCAGCTGATTGTTCAACGTATTTTGCAAACGGGTTGACGTTCTCAGGCTTAGTAGCCATGGTTTAATCCTCGAATTATTTGCCTAGCGCTCTTTGCGCTGCACCAACCCCAAATATAGCATCAAATTGCTTCCTTGTTTCAGGTGTATCCATATTTTTTAACTGTTGAATAGCTGCTTTTGGTGGGGCACTTGTGGGACTAGCTGGTGCTTTGCCAGGTGCTGGAGGAGTACCAGAATCTTGTTGATTTGGTATGTTGATCGTTTTAAGTTTAAGAAGATCACGCAAATCAGGAGATAAATTTTCAAGAGCTATCTTTTGAGCATCAATTTCTATTTGATCAGGATTGCCCTTATATTTTTTATGCAAAGCTGTTCCAACTTTACTTGCTCCAGCCGTTATTTGTGCTCTAGCATTTCCTAATAAAGTGTTATATGTAGTTTGTGCTCTAGAAAGATCAAGTGCAGCTCTGTTTGTTGCGGTAGCTCCAGCCGTAGCTTTAGCTTGTTCAAGGGCTGCTTCTTTACCGTACAGTTGACCAAGTGCCGTTTGCTGCGCTCCAAGTAACCCAGTCTCACGGGCAAATTTAGACTTTTCTCTTTCAACACCTTGCTGTAATAGGATTTTTCCTAAGTCTTTTTCTTCTAATTTACTTCTAGCATAAGATTTAAATCCTTCTTCACCACCTGCTCCAAAATTACTTAATGGGTCTTGTGATGTACCTTGCATGGTTCTTAAGCCAGCCGCTGTTAAAGCGGCATAAGGAGCCATTCTTTTACTTTCTGCTATCTGCGCACGGATTTGCTCATCTTGTGCCCGTGATTCTTTGAATGGATCTTCCGTCTTTAAGCGCTTCATTGCCTCAAGCACTTCTCTTTCTAGTTGATCACGATAAGACTGCCGAGACTGAGATGCACTTTTAATGGCATCAACCCCACTAGGATTGCCACCCTCTCTAAATGCCACGATACCGCCACCTGCCATATTTTCTGGAACCATCTCACCTGTACTAATACTGGCAATACCAGAACGTAGAGCGGGAGCCATGATTTGATCCGACTCAGGATTCATTGCCATACGGCTTCGCAACATAAGTTCTCTTCTAATCATATCTACTTCAAGTTCATCTAAATTAGGATTGCTAATTAATTTTTCTAATTGTTCCGTTGGCATTGTTTTAATATCGCCACCACTCCTGTATGCTAGACCGCCTTGTGCCATCTTAACGGGACCACCTTTAGCTCCTTTAAATCCACCTGACATACCATAGATACCAAGAGCTGAAAGACCTAGACCGCCAAGCTGAGATGCTGCACTTGGAGGGGCTTGATATGTTGCCCGATTAGTAGCTTCCATAGGCAAACCACGCAACATATTAGACATAACTCCAAGCTGCATAAGCGGATATTGTTGCTGTGTACCGTAGTCTTGGATAGCTTGATTAATCTTCTGTTGCTCAAGAGCTTGTTGCTGACCACCCATTGCTGCCATCTGGTTTTGACGAGCTATATCAGCGCCTTGCTGAGTAGCCCCTAATTGACCTAACTGAGCACCAGCACCCATTGCCTGTCCGTACCCTTGCATACCTAAATTAGCACCAAACTGTTGCGTCTGCATTGCTCTGTCGTAAGCAGATTGCGCCCCTTGCGTTTGAATATTGGATAGATTAGATAATAAATTGCGCTCACGCTCAGTATTAGCAAGAAGATTTCTAGCGCCGCCATATGTACCTGTACGAGCAGCGCCTAAGTTTTGAGCTTGTTTTGCCATCTCTGCTTCACGAACCGCTGCTGCTTTAGCAACATCAGTTACGTTTTGCATATAGGGAGACATATAAGACTGCGTTGTATTTGATGCATCAAACATGGGGTTTCTATTTGCATCAAACATCGGATTGCCAGCAGCATCTACTCTTTGTCTATTTGTTACGTTTTGACCAAACTGTCCAGCAGCGCCTAAAGACCGAATACCACCTGCGCCTGTTAGCCCGCTACCTAAAGCAAACTGTCCTGGTTGCTGCATTGCTCCAGCTTCAAACTGAGCTTGCCGTTGTAAAGGAGAGAACCCAGCAGAGTAGTCGTTGACATTGGTGCTATAGGGTTGATATGGTCTAAACCCAGTAATATCATAACCACCCTCTGGAGTCTTGTTCCCAGTAAATAACTGCTGCTGGGTAGCCTCGAACATGTTCGTTACATACGGCTTCGCATACTCAGGAATATTTGAAGTTACCGTAGTATTCTGGCTTGGACCTGGACTACCGCCGCCTTTACCCATATCTGCTCCTTATACTGGCAACTCGAAAGTTACCCAATGTTGTTTATACCCATCATTAATAAATATTTTAGCCCAGCCAGCTCTGGCTGTAGCTTCAATTCCATCACACCCCATGTCTTTTGCATATCTTTGCAACAAACTTAACATCTGGTCTTTCCATTCTTTTAAATCACGCCCGCCACAAAACGCCATACATAGCAGTTTACGTTTTGGGTAAATAACCATGTTTGTTACTACCGCACCTTTTATGCCTGTTTCGTCAAAAGCAACCCATAATTGGTAATCGTGTTCTACTACTGAGTCATAAATATCGTCGCTTGTATATCTATCATGAGTATACTTTGCCGCTTTTTCCATAAAAGGTTTTATTTGTTCCCAGCACGTATCAATAAACTGCTTTGGAACTAAAGAAACCTCAATCATGCAGCCAATAGCCCTTTTCTAGGTTTAATTTTAGCCCGTTTTTTACGATCTATAGCCATTAATCCCCCTGCTCTATTACCAGTAGGAGCCGCATCAGCTGCAACAACAGGTGCTGGCGCTGAAGCAGAAGCAGGTCTTGCCGCATCAGAAATTGGAGTACCTAAAACTAAATTATTTACAGGTGGTGGTCTGTATGTATATGGATTTGTTACAGCAGTAGCTGGATTAACAAAATTAGCTGGCGGTGGTCCATATTGATCCATCATTTGACCGTACAAGAACTCCAAGCCAGCATTGGAATAAGGATCACGCACCGAATCTGGCAAATTGGTAGTGCGCCGACCTAAAGTTGGATATGTGGGTTGATAAGGTCCTGCACGGTTTAAAGTGTTTAGTAAGCTAGCTTGTTTCTGTGCTAAGTTTTCTGGTGTCACCACATTTGGTGTGCGGTCACGAGTATCAACACCTTGGTAGTTAGCATAATTAAATGGCACAGTTAAGCCAGCAGCTCTATATGCGTCGCTTAACACTTGGTTGCTTTGGTAGTATCCAGGATCTTGCCTTGACAATACCCCTTGGCGCCCCGCTGCTTCTGCTTCTGCTCTAGCTATATTTGCATCTTCGCCAATTTGCTGACCATAAAGGTTATCAACAATTACCCGTGCTTGTGGTGTTGCAAGTATTGCTCTTGTTTCAGCTGCGGTTTTATTAACGCCGTTTACTGGCGCTAAACTGCTTTTTATGTTGTTGTACGCTGCATCGCTCAACGTTCCATTATCACGAGCAGTCTTAATAGCTGCCTCTATATGAGGCTCATTTATTATATCTACGCCTGGATTTGCTGTGTAAACGCCATCTATAAACTTACTTACAACGGCTTGACGAGTTGCTGGAGTTGTAAATTGAACTCTTCTGCCGTCTATCATTGACACGTTTTCTGCATCATCTGCTACGTCATAAATACTTTTATCCGAGTAATAACCAGCAAAAGGATCTGATTCTAATGCGGCAAGATCCAAGTTTTCAAACTTTTTGCCAATCGGAATATTTTGTTCTGTTCGTTCTTTTGCAGCAGCTTGGGTAATACGATCTGCAAGTTGGCTTGCCGTAAGTCCTTCTTTTTGTGCTACAGAGAACCAATATTGCTGACCTGCTGGCTCTGGGTTTCTGCCCAACACTTGTCTGTATACAGAGGCAATGCCTTGTCTATCTAAATTTTGACCCTCTACCGCTTGAGCAATACCTTTAGAAACATCAGCTACAGATTGTCCGCCTGCTATAGCATTACCGTAAAAATCTCTAGCTGTCTGTTCAGCTTCACGACCAAATTGTTGTTGGAAAATTTGATTAACTTGATTACCTCTAGCTTCTGGAGACGCTGCCATACTTGCACGAATTTGCTCGATTGGTGTGCCAGTAGCTAACAGATTTGAATAATACGCTAAACCAGCTGCATCTGGTTTACGACCTAAAACAGAATCGTACAAAGCAGCAACTTCACCACCATCAGCATATCCAACCATCCCACCACTAGCGTATCCAGCTATACCGCCAGATGCTTTTTTTACAGGTAAATACTTTTCAGCATTAACTTCTGGGGCTTGTTTCTTTTTACCAGTGCGGGCTTGGCGTATCTTGTCCATCATGCTGTATAAGCGTTTTGCACCAGCATCGGTAGAGCCGTTGCCTAAATGCGACACCACATCAGCTGGAACTACAAACTCCCCATCAGCAAGGCGGGCGGGTTGTTTCCCACCGATAACGCCAGGAATAGAATCAGACATACCATCACCAGGACCTTTAAGCATTCTGCCGCCATCTGAGTACCCTCCTAAACTAGCAATGCCTCCACCAGCCATGTCCATGCCAGCTTCATCATCGTATGAATTCATTACACCGCCTGCTGCTGCGTAACTTGGGCGATAGTATGGATTGGGTCTTGGAGCCTCGTACGCTTTATAGTTAGGGCTTAATCTATAGCCTTTTAAACGTTTATCGTATTCATCTTCTTGATAACCACCACCAGCGGATGAACGGTTTTGACTTCCTAATAACGACAAAGCTGTTGTTCCAGCAAGACCATAACCAAGTTTTTGTGCACCAGTTAATCCAGTAGCGGTGCTTGTGACTGGAGGTGTAAAGGTCATGCTTGATGGTAATACGGTATTTGCTGCTAATCCTGTATTTGCTGCTGGAACCATACCAGCAACGGGTGATGCTTCAGCAAGAGCCAAGGCTTCTAAATTTAATGCTGCTGCTGGAGCTGCCGTTGCTGCTGCCCCCGCTGGAGCTAATGGAGCTAATGGAGCTACTGCGGTTGCTGGAGCTGCTGGTAAAATAGCAGCACCAGTGCCACCAATAAGACCGCCAGTAAGCATACTGTTTAAAATATCGCCTTTACCAGTTACGGCACTGTATAAACCACCTACACCAGCGCCAATTAAAGCTCCACCACCAATAGTGGCTGCTAAACCAGTTAGTCCTACGGTTCCACCGACTGTAGCTGCTATCGTGACGAATGCCATATTAGTTCCCTTCCAGCAAGAAGTCTTTTGAGTTGTCTACGCACATATTTTCTAGTTTTTCTATGTCGGTCTCTGGTGTTGAGTAAATGTTTTGAAATACAACTGTTTCAATAATATAAGCAATTTTACGCCCAGGCTTAGCCATAAAGGTTGTTGGTGCAACTAATTCTTTCTTATTACCCTGCTCGTCCATGACGATCATACGTCCTGAAACCATATTACAAAGATGCTCCATGCGGTGATGTTTGCCAATAATCAAAGCACCTGTTGGCATAGTTACTTCTTTAATGTAGAGGTTAGGTCCAAAGTGATGTTTTTCTTCGCATTTAATCTGTGGCTGCGCTTTGGCTGTCTGATATAAATTACCGATCTTCGCCTCTAAAAGAGATGCGGTTCTAGGCTTTATTGCAACAACGCTCATATCTGTGCCTTGAACTTGTACTTTGGGTTATCTGACTTTTCAATGCGAGCGCCTAGTTTTTGAAAAACTTCCACCGTAATTGGGGCTGGAATTGTGTCATAAACCGTATTAATGCCTTTATTTTTTAAATACTTATAGAAGTAGCGCATGTCATTTGCTAGATCTCTCATTGTTCCAACGGTAAAAAAATGAATTTGAGCTGTGCTTTTGCCAAGGTCTTTCATACCCATTACCGAACTTTCAAATGGAATAAGTTGTAATCCATTAGCAATCTCTTTTTTAACCCCAGCTAACGATTGTTCTACTGGTAAACCTTTATTTTTAAAGTAATTAGCAATTACTTTCATTATTTGAATTTGTTCAATTTTACTATTTGCATCTGCTAGGCCACCTTTTGCCATGGCTTGCGCAGCTGGCGCTTCCGCAAATGACATTGGGACTCCCTGTGGGGCATCCATAGGCTTAGCAAGGCTTTGTGCCTGATATGTGGATGTATCTATTAGACTGTCAAAAAAACCCATAGAACCCTCATTATAAAATTGTCACCGTTACCGTTCCTACACTAGCTGTGGCTGATACTCCAAATACATAAGAAATATTGGGTACAACAATCTTTAAGTCCTCGCCAATTTGAAATACAGTTCCGTCTGGCAAATTGTACCCTGATGTTGGTAGATTTAATAGCCGTAAGCCGTCTAGTTGTAGGGCAGCATTGGAGTCGCTTTGAGAAAAATAGAGCCTTAATGCACCAATCAACTGCGCCATATGCTGTTGATCGTATTCTGTTGGGGCCAGAGGTAAAGCTGGTGCCCGAAACCGTTGCATTCCCATTATCTACGTCCATCAGGTCTGCCATCTAAACGAGGACTACCTAGTTGCCACTGCACGTCTAAAGCCGTAGATTCAATCTGAAGAGCCATCTGTCTAGCCCTAGCCCGCATAAAGATCTGTTCGGTATATATGTCTACGGAAGTCTCAATAACTTGTTGGGAGTCTATGTTGGAATATGCACTTCCAGGGAAGTTTCGTGGTTTTATGTACATTGTGACCGCAGGTAAAGCGGCAGTTGACCCTGCAAAGTTCATGTCAGGGATAATCCGCTTGGTCAAAATAAACTGATCCCCGTCTACAAGATCTGCGTCTGAAGACGCTATATAGGAGGTCATCGGTAGAATATTGTCGTTTAAACCTTGCTCGTGGTTATATATAACGCTGTCAGCAGTCATGCTAGTCTGTACTACAAGCTGGGAGATATTGAGGGTATAAGTACCTGTTCCGCCTGTACCAGTGCCTAGTGCCGTTATTACGGTACCCGTAGCCACGCCTGTACCTTCAATGACGCTGCCAACTTGCAAGATACCCGCAGAAAGAGCTGATACCGTTAGAGTCGTGCCAGAGACAGACCCTGTAAAGTAAGTGGCTGTAAGGGCTTGAGGGTATTCTCTAAGTGATGAATCTGACCACGCTGTGCGGTCAATCGTGCCGTAGTACCAGATCTTTTCTAGGTGGTTATATATGACATAAGCATTATTGACGTTGCTATTTGCCGTTGGGTAGAACCACCAGACTTCGTTCCAACCCTCATTAGTTCCAGAAATAATCTGATCGGCTTGATTGTAGTTTAGGTTCTGAAAGACGTGATTTCTGATTGAACAAGGCAGAGTTTCTACCCGACCGCCATAGGCATAGAACTTATCATGCCCAAACCAGTACGCCGTATTGTTAACCGTAACGACCGCACGGGGGCTAAGAATTGATATGTTGTCCGCAAGTTCTTGGAGTCCAAATACATCCGTTGTTCCTAAAAACTGCAGCGAATTGAGCGTACCTTCAGTAAATACAAGGATCTCTTGGCGAGTTGCTATGGCGCAAACAATAGCCGAACCACGGGAAACACGCAAGAAACCAGCTGAATTGGTAACTAAAGGAGTCCAAACATTAGGCTGGTCTTGGGTAGCAAAACGGATTAATAAAGGGTCTGCCGTTCCTCCGCCAAAAGGGGTACAGCCAAACGCTATCAAATGTTTATCGTTCTGAGAGACTAAAACCTGCATTGCCTTGTCTGGCACGTCAGCTGGAGCTACACCTTCTATAGTTGTAGCAGAAAGAAGAGTAGCACTATTAGCAACACCGCCTGAGTATTTCCAATAATAAATAGCTCCATTACGGATATTAGCTACAAGATCATCATCAAAGTTCTGTAAGAACCAGTCTTGCTGAGCAGCAAACACGGGAGCGGCTGCGCCTAATCCCCAACCAACAGTACCCCATGTTCCTGCACCCCACCCGTAACCCGCAACGGCAATATCGTTTCCTACGTTAATTTGAAACTTGGCTGTAATTCCTGTTCCCCCGCCAGCGCCAGAGGATGAGGCTGCTGTAGCAACCGTAATAGTAAAAGAATTAGCGTCTATATAAGTAATAATAAATTCAGTATTAAGGTTTGGTGCGGTAATACCGTTAAATGCTGTTGCGCCAGAAAAGATTACATAATCTCCATCTGCACCGCCGTGTGCGTTGATTGTTACGGTTACGGTTTTAGACCCATTTACGGTAGTAAAGCAGTTGTTGGTTGCAGAAGAAACAAAAGTAGCCCGTATCGGCGTGATGTCGTACAGGGTCTGTCCAGCCTCAATATATAGTTTCTTAGACGTTCCAAGAGCTAGGTAGTTATCCGAAGCCGTGGTTATCCAATTAAACATCTGGCGACAAACGCCTACAACCGTAAACAGACCATAACGCAGCCAGCCGCCCATTTTTTGTGGATAGCCAGAACGAAACCGTACCTTGTCGCACTCAAACCAACCACCCTCATTAGAGTAATTAGTTTGGTCTTTGTTTAAACCTGGTCTGAACTGTAATTTTTGGAGTGGCACGGGTTTACCCTAAGATAAAAATAATGCTCGTTCATCGTTTCTGCGAGTAACTAAGCCTTTCAGTACTTTACCCCCAGCGAGCGTATATTTCAAGAACTCTTCTGCCGCTTCTTCCATCTCGCCCCGAAGAACCTTTTGACGGAGGGTTGAGCGCTGTAATGCTCCCAGACCAATATTGAAGCTAAAAGATACAAGAGCATCGAACTGACCTTGAGTGAGCTTAACGGGACAGTAGCGTTCAACACCTCGCTCAAAGCGATTAAGATCGTCTCTAAGAATTCCATCTACTTCCTCCATTGAAAAGGTACGGTCATCTTTATATTCCAGTGGGTAGGCGTCTCGCTCATCTATTTTTAAAGCACCTTGCCGTGGGTAAAGTACATGCCCGACACCAATCGTCCACAATTTTGCGGGACAGCGATATGGACGCTGTCTATAACCCTCATGGTGTTTTACCATTTTGATAGCTTTATCACTTATTTTCATCGTTTAGAAAATGCCTGAGTCCCGAACCAAAAAGCAATAATAGAGGCTAATATCTGCATCTCGTCTGCATCAAATACCATTGGGATAGCCTCGGCAAACGCTACACCGCTAGACCATGCCCACCAGATAGAGGCTACGTCTACAATGATTAGTAGGAAAACAAACAGGTAGGTAACGACTGGGCGTACAGAGGCTCGTAGGTTAATAATCCACTGAGAAGCACCCTTACCAATCTCAATATCGTGGTTGTACATAGCGGTGCGTTCTTGGGCTTGAGTCTCCATCTGGACTTGTTCTGTCCTGATCTCTTCGATACGGGCTTGGGCTATATAACCCGCTTCCATCATCTTTAGTTCCCGCTCCATCTGCATAGCAGCAAGCTCTATTTCGTGCTTTTTATCAGCCTTGTCTTGGAAGAAGTCCAGTAGTTTAGGCAGACCCCCCATGAGGAAGGATAGCGCTGTGGATATTAAGGTAAACATTATTTCTTACTCCTTGATAACATGGTTGCGCCAACATAAAGCATTGATTTAACTTTTTCTAAATCGGCTGGGGGTTTATTCCAACCAACGGTAATTTGACCTACAAACCTACTGGGTTCTGGCGGTACACTAATTCTACAACCAAACGTCATGCCTTCTTCAATGTACCAAAGCCCAATTTCTGACTGTGCCGCCTTATAGTCACCGCAAGGTATATTGCCCGCCATTAAAGCAACTACATCTTGGTTATTTGCTTGATTAGAAGTAAACAACCCAACATCCAGCCCATCATTTGTTTTATCCCGACCATTCTTTGTATAAGCTCGATACTGTACTCTAGTGCCAAACAACGGGTTTACTTTAAATATTGTTACGATGGTTGCATCAGTCGTTTTAAACAAATGGGTTGCTACATCATCTACTCTATCTTCGGCAATACTAGGTAACTTTTGACTCTCTTTATAAGTGCCAACAATTAGTTCCTGATTGTCATAAATAATGTAACCACCAAACGCCAACACCGCCATCAAAATAACTGCAAACAGCTTAAATGGGGAGTCTACATACGCCAGTACTTTAGATAGGGCATCGTCTGGTTTTTTAATCATTCTTTACTTTGTTTAGTCTGTAAATTATATTTTTAGCCTTTAAAGATGCATCTTCATAATCAATTGCATATATAGTCTCAAACGTTTCTTGCCCATGCTCATCAATCATATCTATTTGCCAAAATTTACCTAACTTAAATGGTTTTATAGATTTAATTTCAATCATCGCCAACGACCCCATGTACATTCGTACGCTATCCAAGTTGCAAATATGTAACATAGTGCCATCACGCTTTTCATCACCCGCCTGTCGTATTGCTCTAAATATTTATCTTGGCGTTCTTCCCATTGCTTTCTAGCCTTAATGCCCTGTATTTCTTCCCAAGCCTTACTGCCGTATTTCTTAGTAATTTCTTCTTTAATATTTTCTTCAGACTGCTTGGCTAACATCAGCCTTTGAAACTCATCTACCGCCTCAATAATTGTCGTGGTATCAGGACTTACTTCTCTTGAATTCTTTCTTAATGCCGCCCTTTCTTTTGCCGCCTTATCCGCTACTGCCAGTACACCATCAATTGCTTTACTAAGTTCTTCAGATGCCTTTACCGACTCATTAAGAGTCTTTGTGACCTGTTTCGTGCCATCTATAATTCCAAAAGGATCGGGCATGATTCAATTTAAAATACCTCTCCGCCAGCGGCAGGAACAGATGTAGCATGAATTGATATATGCTGTCTAAGGTTTAAAGGCGCTCCACAGTCTGAGCAGACATCAGCTTGCAGTTCGGACTCATCTAGGTCGTAGCCACAAGCCGAACACACCACTTCTATTTCGTGGTGCGGCTCAATCAGTCCGCTTTCTAGGGTTCTAGCTTCTATAGTCTGTTTCATGTTAGACCCATCTCTTTGCGTATTTTGGTAGCAGAAATGTTGTGCGTTGCATCATCAAACGTCTCTTGCTCAATCTTGTAGCCAACATCACGCCCGTAGGTAATATTGACCACGTTAGGGACAACTTGTATCTCGTACTGACCTTGATAAAGAGGGTCTAAGTCACGCTTGATATACGACTTAACCTGCTCAATAGCAAACGGGTTGCTGCCTTGCCATCCTTGGCAATCACGGATCTGGATAACGACTTGACCTGTCTTTGCAATAGCACGTTCAAACAAAGCTCTATGACCTTCGTGCCACGGTTGCCAGCGACCCAGCATCTGAACCGTTTCTGTCTGCCAGTTAAAGACTGGACGGCGGCGATTTTCAATAATGTGGTTGCCGATAAACTCAGCCCACTTCTCGCAGTTCTGCTCCGTAACACGGAAGTCATAGACCTCTGGCGGTACAAACGCTTTGTTTGTATCTTCAAACCGCCCAGCATCAATGGTATCCATCCAGATTGTCCAGTCCGCCTTAAAGTTATTACGCATCTCGACCAAAGGAGCAACAAAGTCACAGATCACATAATCACCGCCAGCAGACAGGGCAAACTCAGCCATGCGTAAAGATTGACGAATACGTCCCTCTTTTGAAAAGTCCCAATCATTGTATTTCTTACGCACTTCATCGGCATTGAACCAATTGACTTGAGCGTTAAATCCTGTAAATGCCTCGCCGTAGTCAACTCTAGTAGCGTTTTGCTCTAAGTAGGCTTTTAATGCTTGTGCTAAGTAAGTCTTACCAGATCCTGGCAGACCCATGATTAGTATCTTTTTCAATTAAGCTCCTTAGCTGTTTAGTTCTGCTTGGGTTACATCTAACTCTTCTTGCGTTGTTGCCGCATTGATCTGTGCACGTAAGTCTTCATAGCGAGCCTGAGCTGCTGCTACGATGGCTGGATCGTAATGATCGTCTGGATTGCTATTGGTTTCCAAGGCAACTTGACCAGCAACAACTTGATTGTACTGGCTGGTATTTTGACCAAGCTGGCTGCTCTTGCGGGTTGGGATGTCGTAATCAAAGATAGTCCATACGATCTCGACAGGATCTTTAGAGCAGTCATAGACTGGTCCGTTTAAACCTTGACGATAAGGTACTGGAGTTGGTTTGATCTCAACTGCGTTCTTCCAGCCGTCTTGACCGACTGGTACGGGTGGCGTAGTGTCAATGCACTGTGCCATAGCGTTGTTTACTACCTGAACGTATAATGCCATTTTAATGCTCCTTTGTTGTTAATTTACTGCAATTGCTAATACTGAATTAGAACCACTCATAGAACGACAAAGAGTTGTCCAGCTTGTTAAAGCGCCCACTTGTTTTGGTGACGAGTAGTTTGTAACGTTTCCAAGACCCAATGCGCCATAAGTAGCACCTTGACCCCAAGACCACAGAGTACCATCTGTTTTAATAGCTACACAAAATGCAACACCATTTTTTACTTGAGACCAATTTGTAAGCGCACCAATTTGCACTGGAGACACTCTATACGTAGTATCTCCTAAGCCCAATTGCCCAAAATTGTTATAACCCCATGCCCAGAGTGTGCCATCAGTTTTAACCGCAACAGAAAAAAGCGAACTAGCAGAAACACTGCTCCAATTAGTCAATGCTCCAACTTGTTTTGGGGAATTATAATTTGATGTATTGCCAAGTCCTAGTTGCCCTTGGTTGTTCTGACCCCATGACCATAGAGTTCCATTTGTTTTAATAGCAAGAGAATAGTAATTTCCTCCTGAAACTTTTAACCACCCAGTTAATGCTCCAACTTGTTTTGGTGAGGAATAGTACGTTGCGTTTCCAAGTCCAAGTTGACCTGCGTTATTAAAACCCCACGACCAAAGAGTGCCGTCTGTTTTAACAGCAAGAGAATGATAAAACCCACCAGCAATATTTAACCAATTAGTTAAAGCGCCTACCTGCGTTGGAGATGATCTATCTGCTGTGTCTCCCAACCCAAGTTGTCCAAAAGTACCCCTCCCCCATGCCCATAGTGTTCCATCGGTTTTGGTTGATAATACAAAACCAGTACCAGTAGAAATTTCATACCATGCTGTTAGCGCACCGATTTGTACTGGTGAAGAATAGTTTGTGTTATTTCCGACGCCCAGTTGTCCTCGACTATTGCTTCCCCAAGACCACAGGGTACCGTCTGTTTTAATTGCAATACCAAAACCACCGCCAGCAGATAGCTTTGACCAATTAGTTAACGCACCAAGTTGTTTAGGTGAGGAATATCGTGTAGTGTTTCCAAGTCCCAGCGCACCAGATCCACCATCACCCCACACATACAACTTTGGAGCAGGCGGTACGGGCCAGGTTCCAGCCCCCTTAGCCTTACTAGCTGCGCTTAGGTTCCAGATGCCTGTGTATTGGGTGTATGGGTATGATATTGGCATATTAGTAAGCTAACGCAAAAGCAGAGTTAAAGGCGGCGGATGGATCATACCAATTAGTATTTCCACCAATTTGTTTAGGTGATGAGTATTGTGTTGTATTGGCAAGACCTAATTGCCCAACGTTATTAGCGCCCCACGACCACAAAGTGCCGTCTGTTTTTGATGCCATTGCAAATTCGTTTCCACAAGACACATTTGACCAGTTTGTAAGAGAACCAACCTGATTAGGACTAGATAGAGTTGCATAGTAGGTTGAAGTTCCCAATCCTAATTGACCATTCCTATTAAAGCCCCATGACCACAGAGTTCCATCGGTTCTAACAGCTTGACAAAATGCACCGTCAGATCTAAATCCACAAGAAATTTTTGACCACGCTGTTAAGGCGCCAACTTGAATTGGTGAAGAGCGCATTGTTGTATTACCAACACCTTGTTGACCTTGAGAATTACCACCCCACGCCCATAATGTGCCATCGGTTTTGATAGCCATTGCAAAATTAAACCCTATGGATACATTTGCCCAGCTAGTTAGTGCACCAATTTGTTGCGGGGAGCTTGTGTTGTAAGCCGTTGAAAGACCTATACCTAATTGACCAGCATTATTACTTCCCCATGACCACATTGTGCCGTCAGTTTTAATTGCCACTGCAAAATTAGAATAAGCCCCGCTGGTAATTTTTAACCAATTAGTTAACGCTCCTAGTTGAACTGGAGAAGACCTGCTTGATGTATCATCAAGACCTAATCTTCCGTTTGCTCCGCTACCCCAGACCCACATAGTGCCATCGGTTTTGATAGCGTAACCAGCCATGTTAGTGCCGTTTGAAGCAACTCCAACATAAGCCCAAGTCGTTAAAGCTCCGATTTGTTTTGGCGAAGAATAGTCGGTTGTATTACCAAGACCTAACTGACCAGTGTTATTTCTGCCCCATGACCACAGTGTTCCATTTGTTTTAACAGCAAGTGCAAAACTATAACCACCAGCAATTTCTAACCAATCGGTTAATGCGCCAACTTGCACTGGGGACGATCTATTTGTTGTGTTCCCAAGAGCAAGCTGTCCTTCCGTATTTTTTCCCCAGCTATTTAAATAATAGGTATAGCTAGGCGTACCTTGTACTAGGGTGTTTAACCCTGGATCTATAAAAGCGGCATCGTAACGGTAGCTCAACTGACCATCCTTATGGGTTGCTTGGTTGTGTTTAGTTTTGCTTTAATGCGGTCAAACGGTGCTGTCCAATCACCAAAAACTTCTTGGCGGATCAGCGTCATACTATTGTAGTACGGGGTCTTGTCGCCGTCTAGCGCATACAAGAAGTACGGCATAACAGGTGTTACCACCCATGTTTCAACGCCCATAGCAGCGGATAGGTGGGATACCGATGTGCAAGCCGAGATAACTAAGTCGCACGATGCAACCGCATTTCTAGTATCTTCCCAGCTATTTAGCGGAACCTGACGTACCCAAGGAGGGCAAGCATCTGCACCTTCGTCACGCTGCAAGGATATAAACTCGCACTCGTCAGACTTAACCGCATCAAACATCATCTCGTATGGGAACTTCTTATGATGCTCATGCTCAAATGTTGGGTTGCCCTGCCAGCGCAGTCCGATACGCTTCTTACGTCCTTTGATGGCAATTGGCTTGTCAATGTACGGAGTGCCTTTTAAGTCCTTAAGCTCGTAACCTAAAGGGACAACAGCGCTCATGCCAGCTACCCAGTAATCATGGTAAACACCATACTCAGCGCCATGTTGCACCACAGCAGAAACACCGTCTAGCTGGTTAAACATAGGAACTAAAGCTCCAGTACAGGCAACCACGACTTTATTACCACGGTCTGCAATGTCTTTGGCATAACGAATCTGATGGATCTGATCTCCCAAACCGCCTTCTAAATAGAGCAGAATTGTGCCTTTTGACTTGCCATCCCACTGCTGGGTGACTGTCTCTGGGTGCTTATTACCAAATACACCAACAAAACGACCACGATCCATGAGCTGGTAGCCCTTCTGAATCTGCCCTTGACGCAATGCATACCAGCCACGGTTATATGCCGCACGGTGATTATTTGGCTCATTGGCTTCTAGTTTATGTGCTAAGCGCAAGCCTTCAACAAAGTCACCCGATGTAGAGGCGGCTAATTGCAGGTCTAAGTCTGTTAACTCTGGAACGGTACGGGGCTTTTCTAACCAGAACTCAGGCTGGCAGAACGCTGCGTAGTGGTTCTTTAGTACGTCTTTTGGTGACTCGCTATGCTGACGTTGTAGCACGGGCTTAACATCGTGCATACCAGAGTAGCCATGTAAGTTCTCATCGTCCTCTTTTACCGAGGAGCCGTCAATATTAGACAGGTCATAGTCAAACGCTGGCAGATCTAAAAACTCGTGGATACGGTCTAGTTGCGCCTTTGGGTTAGCCAATAGGTCTTCGTACTCCACAAACAGGAAGCACTCAGGCATGAACTGGTAGCCTTCTTGCAGCGAGATATACGCCGCCTTTAAATGGTCAGCAAGCTGTCCAGAGTGCATAAACTCATCTAAATCTTCAGGCTTAGCGATACGGACAAACGATGCCATACAGTCAGGCACGGAGCGAACAGTTGCAATAATCTTTGGCTTATGCTGTAGCACTTGGCTCATGGCTTGCATAATCACGGGAACGGGCCAGCCACGTCCCTTATCAATAATTACAGGCTTATCAGTAGACTCGTAGAACGCATCAATCGTGCCACGCATGGTCTGGGCTAGGAGCTTACGCTCTGGGTCATTCTCATTAAGTAGACCAGCCGAGTGCCATGTATTAGCAAGACCATCCAAAGCATGAACCAAACCAGAAGTTGTACTGACGTGGGTCTGCGGATTCTGGTTAAGGATTGCCGCCAAGACTGTAGATCCTGAACGTGGAATGCCTGATAAGAAATGCAATGTTTTTTTCAAAACGTTATGTCCTTTATGTTGTTATTGCTATTGCTAATTGATGAATACCTTGTCCTTGACTTACTGTTTGCCAAGAAGTTAAAGCACCAACTTGAACTGGTGATGATCTAGTTGTGGAATCGCCAAGACCTAATTGCCCAATATTGTTACGCCCCCAAGACCAAAATGTTCCATCAGTTTTAAGAGAATATGCTGAATATACATTTCTATAAACTGTAGACCAATTTGTTAAAGAACCAACTTGTTTAGGAGAAGAGTAGTTTGTTTGATTTCCAAGTCCTAATACACCGTTAGCGCCATATCCCCAAGCGTATAATTGACCAGTGGTTGTAGTAGCGACTACAAAATATTGACCTGTTGCAGCATATAACCAATTAGTCAGTGAGCCAACTTGTTTTGGGGATGAGTAACTTGTGGTATTTCCAAGTCCTAATGCGCCTTGAGAACCACTACCCCAAGACCAAAAAGTTCCATCTGTTTTAACTGCAATAGAACTATAAGCCCCTGCGGAAACTAAAAGCCAATTTGTAAGTGCGCCGACTTGAACTGGGGAAGACGTGCTTGTAACATTACCAAGACCTAATTGACCTTGAGCGTTATACCCCCAACCCCACAATGTGCCATCGGTTTTAATTGACATTGTAAAGTACGTGCCACAAGAAACACTAGACCACGTTGTTCCAGAACCAACTTGTTGTGGACTTGATATGCTAGTTGTATTGCCAAGTCCTAGTTGACCAAAGCCATTTGCACCCCAAGCCCATAAAGTGCCGTCTGTTTTGATGGCGGCAGAAAACTCATATCCAGATGATATTTTTGACCAAGTGGTTAACGCACCAATTTGCTTTGGTGAGGAGTAAGAAGTAGTGTTACCAAGTCCCAATCTACCAGAATTACCAAGTCCCCATGTCCAAATCGTTCCATTAGTTTTAAGCGCCAAACTATGGTAGTAACCAGATGCAAGAGATAACCAATCAGTTAGTGCACCAACTTGCTTAGGAGACGAGTAGGTAGTTGTGTTGCCAACACCAAGCTGACCTTGATTATTAAAACCCCAGCTAAACAACTTAGGACTAGGCGGTACGGGCCAAGTACCCGCAGCTTTAGCGTCTGCTTGCTGAGATGCTGTCCAGATGCCGCCGTATTGGATGTAGGGTGATGGATTTATTGGCATATTAGTAAATTAAAGCTAATGTGTTTGATTGACCGAGAGCAATGGAAAGCCAATTTACACTAGCCCCCACTTGCACTGGAGAAGATCTATTGGTTGTGTCTCCAAGACCTAGTTGACCTTGAGCATTTACTCCCCATGACCACAACGTTCCGTCAGTTTTAATAGAGGCACACGCTCCTGTTGAATATGTTTTTGGTAGAAGAGACCAATTAGTTAATGCGCCGACTAGTTTAGGAGAAGAATAATATGTTGTATTTCCTAGACCTAATCTACCTCGATTTCCATTGCCCCATGAATATAGCTGCCCCGTGGTTGTAATTGCAAACGAAGCGGTACTTGCTGTGCTAGTACGAGCCCAATTTGTTAATGCCCCAACTTGTACTGGTGATGAAAAATATGTTGTGCTGTTTGTGCCTAATTGACCAGAATTATTTAAACCCCATGCCCATAAAGTATTGTCTGTTTTAATAGCAATACAATAAGCATTTCCGCAACTAATTGAAGCCCAATTAGTAAGAGCGCCTATTTGTTTTGGCGATGAGTAGCTTGTTGCATTACCCGTAGCGCATTGACCGTTGTTATTTTGACCCCAGCCCCAAAGTGTGCCGTCTGTTTTTACTGCAATACAAAAATTAAGACCTGAAGATACATTTCTCCAGTTAGTTAAAGCGCCAACTTGCACTGGCGATGATCTATTTGTAGTTGTGCCATCGCCTAGCTGCCCATCTGAATTGCGACCCCAAGACCATAAAGTGCCATCGGTTTTAATAGCAACCGTAGTAACGTTTCCAAGGGAAACAATAGCCCAATTTGTTAAGGCTCCAACTTGCTTGGGAGATGAATAATCTGTTGTGTTACCAAGCCCTAAGCAACCAAACCCTCCTGCCCCCCACATATATAAGGTTCCGCTGGATGAAATAGCGCCAGAGTAATCTGCGCCACTTGCAATAAAAGCCCAATTTGTTAATGCGCCAACCTGTTTTGGTGAAGAATAATAAGTTGTATTACCAAGACCTAATGTGCCGCTTGTCCCTGCTCCCCAAGCATTTAAATAAGGGGAATACGTAGGTGGTGGCGGGGCTACAAGCGGGTTGAACGCTCCGTCCTGTAGCCAAGCTCCTGTGTAACGCAGGGACATCTTAGGCTCCCTCTTTCTTGGCAGCCCAACCAGCTCGAATAGCAGCAATCATTTTTTCTCTAGTTGCTGGGTCTTTCCATTGTTTTTTCTTTGACTCAGAAATATTCTTACGTTGCTCTTCTGTGCGCTTTAATCCAGTGCGAGATGCAACCATCTTTGCACGAGTTTCTGCTGTTACAGGACGATCTGCGTTGGTTGGGCGTTTTCCATACATTGGATGTGCTTTACCAGTTCTACCATAAGCGCCATTCTTTTCTCCAATTAAACCAAAGCCACCACGCCCGCCAGTAGAAAAGTTGTAACCCTTTGGAGATAATGTATTAAATGATTGAATTGCTTTTGCTTCCATTGAATAACAGTATTCTTGGGTTCCTTTGAGCAGGACATCCATTTTAAAGTTATTAATACCATGTTTGTGCATAGCGTATCTTACATAAGACTTTGATGTTTTTCTTTGTTCGGCATGAGTCTTAAATCTACGTTTAGGAGTTTTAGACACGCCTATATACTGCATACCATCCAAAAGATTGGTAATGCAATAAAGGTAAGCGATAGGCTGATTAACAGCCTGGATCATGTAATTGCCTCAAAAATCGCTGTGTAAGTCAAGGCAGATGCAGTGCCTGAAGTTACACCAACAGATTGATTCTCCGTAATATAAAGGTCGGTAGTCTTATCAACTACGATCAAAGAAGCGTTTGCTGGCACAGAGATCTGATAAGCCAAATATCCGATTACCGTAGCAGAGCCGAACGTAGCGTTGTTGCCTACACCAACCGTTGCAGCTGCTGCGGATGCCGTTGTGTTAGACACAATCAGTCCTGTAATTTTATTTACAGTATTGGCAGCTGGTGTTAAGCCAGTAAGCGTTGTTGCGCCGTCAAATGTCCAGCTAGTCGTTGCGGTTGTGCCTGATGGAACCACATAGGCTGTCTGCCCTTTGATTGTGGTTAGTGCTGCTATATTTGGATTTGCCATGATGTCTTCCTTAAAATCCTAATGTCATTGTAAGAGCAATTACTTTTGCTTGTGAAATACCTGCGCTAACCGTGTCCCAAGAAGCCACTGTACCGTTGGTAGTTAAATACTTACCAGACTGACCAGTTTGGCTTGGTAAAGCATCTACTGTTGCCCATGAGGTATCAGTACCGTTTGTAGTTAAATACTTACCAGTATTGCTAGTCTGGCTTGGTGCTAATGCGTTAAATGCTGTTGTTGCCGTTGTCTGCCCTGTGCCACCAGAACCTATAGGAAGTGCTGATCCTAAAGTTAACGAACTTAGGTAATTGGTTGCATCTACTACGTTAGTCCCGTTGTTATAAACAAACATAGACTTACCAGCGGCTACAGCAATACCTGTGCCTGATGTGTTCTTTACAGTAACAGCATCGGCTAACCCGTTGTTTATTAAGTATAATTTTTCAATCTGACAGCCTGAACCAAGGATTAACTGCCTTGCGCCACCAGAAGTACCTGTCAGGTTTAAACGCAGATTACGGGCTGTTTGCGCTGCGTTACTGTCTGTGAGGGTAACGGTTACGTCTGCACTTGAAAAGGCAACATCCGCTGATCCTGTAATTGCTTCACTTAGAGCAATAGAAAAGTTGTTGTTGGTCGTGGTTCCCCACGTACCTGTCTGGTCGCCTGTACCAATCAGCTCTATCTTTAGATCACTGTATGTAGATGCCATAATTTGTCCTTACTCAATAATATCATTTTATGCTGCTATTTCAACCCAGTTCGGGGTTTGATTATCGTTAATCGTAATCCAAACCGTTACTGAAGTCACGCTTGCCGTGCCGCTAACTCCAACTACAAAAACCTCAATTGAAGGTATTACAGTAACCGTTCCAACAGACCCTGTAGCTTGTAATCCTGTAACAGGAGTATTAGCCGATCCTGTTACAGAAACTGACCCTAAAACAACTGTGCCCGCAACTCCTGTAACTAAAACATTAGAACCCGCTTCTATAACTACGCTACCAACAAATCCTGTTACTTCTAGCCCTGTTACTGGAACATCTACATCTGCAATAACAGTAACCGTTCCTACAAAGCCTGTAGCTACAAACGATACGTTTCCTTCACCCCAGGCTGAATCACCCCAGCCCTGACTACCAAATCCGCCTAAAGGTACGGTGACATCACTCATGCTGCCGTCCTAATAATTGTCCAGTTTGGTGTTTGATTATCGTTAATTAGGCTCCAAATCAACACCGATCCAATCTGTCCTGTACATTGCACTCCTGTTACGTTAACACTAGCAGAAGCAGAAATTGTTACATTTCCTACGCTGGCTGTAGCCTGTACGCCAGTAACTAGGGCTTGAATACTAGGAATAACTACTACCGTCCCTACTGCCGCAGTTCCTGCTACGCCTACAACGTCTACAACCGCCGTTCCTGTTACAGATGCATTACCTTGCTGTACGGTTCCTGCAACCCCTGTTACAAGCACTTCTACGCTTGGTACAACGGTTACTGAACCTACTTCTCCCGTAGCAGAAAGACCTGAAACTGGAGCATTTGCTGCTGCTTCTACAGAGACTGATCCTTGTACTACCGTTCCTGCTACACCTGTTATAAGTACTAAAAGCGAACCATCAACAACTGCATCACCTATAGCGCCAGTGCCTTGTACGCCTGTTACAGCTACTGATACACCTGGTACAACAGTAACTTCACCTACAGATCCAGTACCAGAGACTCCTGTTACAGAGACTCCAATACCTTGCCCAACTGTTACGCTACCAACAATACCTGTACCGCTTACTGAAGTAACTCCAATACTAGAACCAGCATCAATAGCTACGCCTTCTATCTGTCCTGTACCGCTTACTCCAGTTACGCTAACAGCTGCTGAAGCAGTAACCGTTGCACTACCTAACTGCCCTGTTCCCGATACCCCTGTTAAGCTAACATTTACATCTTCAGTAGCATTTACAGTAACTACGCCTACATTTCCAGTGCCTACAACTCCACTAGGGGAGACCTCTACGTCAGTGTAGTCCTCGCCCCACGGTCCGCCACTCCACGCACCGCTTCCCCAGCCCGAATAAGTTGGCACCTAACCATCCCTAGGCTATACGAATAATTGCGTTGCTTGAGTCTGCCGTTGGGAAAACAATCGTAAATGTACCTGCGGTTGAAGTCTTAGCGCCGCCAAAGTCGAGTACGCAAACGGTTGGATCACCCGCTGCGGTGTCGTTATAGATCAATGCGCCAAACGCAGTAATCGTTGCCGAAGTAAACGACAGGTCATTAAAGTCAGTAAACGCTGTAGTACCTGTAGAAGTTGGGGT